TCACGCGGATCGCCTCCGGGCTCGGGTGAGGACGGTCGCCACGATACCGACCGCGACCGCCGGTAAGGGTAAGGCGACCATGCAGCCGGACGAGCCGCCCGCGGTGCCCTGGTCGCCGCCGGGTGGGGGCTTGCTGTGCTTGCCGCCGGCGCCGTCCTTGACGTGCTTGCCCTTGGGCGGACGGTTCTTCCCGCTGGCCTTGTCCTCGTACTCGCCGTAGTCGCTCACGGGTCTCCTTCGGGTGGGTGGGGCCGGGTGGTGCCGCCGCCGGGAGGCACCACCCGGAGCGCGGGGTCAGCGGTTGGTCTCGTTGTGGCGGATCTTCAGCTCGTCCGCGCGCGTCTCCGCGACGTGGGTAGCGATGGCCTTGAGCTGCGGATCATCGGTCTCCCGGGCCTCGCGTGACGCGGCCCCCATTTCGGCAATCAGCTCGTCGGTGTCCCGCTGCTCGTGCGGCCTGCGCTTGCTCATGACGGCTCCGCTCCTCGGCGTGGTGGTGGGTTGCCCCCGGGCCGCGCGGTGACGTGGCGCGGGCCGGGGACGGGCTCCGGGTGGCCGCGCCGGGGGCGGTCACGGCGGGCCGGAGCCGGTCTTCACGCCGCATCCGGCGGCGGCGGTGCGGGCCGCAGGCGCGGGGCTGTGCGTCCCGCGTCGAGCGTGGCGAGGTCGTCGGCGAGCCAGCGGTGGCCCACGCCGTGCAGCAGCAGCGTCCGGGCGCACGGCAGGCAGCCCAGCGGGACGCGCCCCGGGCCGGAGCCGCTTTCGATGTAGGCCACCGCGACCCGCTCCGGCGCGTGCTCACCGCACAGGCAGCACACCCCGGCGGGTTCGATGAGGTCGTCTGCGGTGACGGCTGTCATGGGGTCCTCGGCTCGGTGGGGATGGTGCGCCAGGGGCGGCGGATGATCTCCCGGTAGATGGTGTGGGTGGGCAGCCGTCCGCTGTGCTCGAGGGCCCAGCGTTGGGCGGCGGCGAAGTCCGTGTAGCCGGCGGAGGTTTTGGCGCAGATGGTGCACTGCATGGCGTGGGTGACGGGTTCGGCGTCGGGGTGGTGGTCGGGGGTGCAGTGCCACTGGCGTGGGGGCTCTGCGGCTGGTGGTGCGGGGCTGTCCAGGGGGACGTTGACCAGGAGGCGGTAGGTGATGCCGCCCTCGAAGAAGAGCAGCTTGTCCCCGCCCGGCAGGGCTCGCAGGTTGAGTACGACGCGTGGGGCGCCGTAGACGCGGACGGTGTCCCCGATGTGCACCGTCTGCGCCGACACCACCGCCTCGGGCCGCCGGCTCACCGCGGGGCCTCGTCTTCGTCTTCGAGGTAGGCGAGGAGGGCGCGGCAGTCGGTGGTCAGGAGGAAGCAGTGCGCGTGCGCGATCACCGGCGTGGTCGCGGGCGGCCAGTCGAGGGTGTGCCGCACCATGTCCAGCCGGGAGCGCTTCTGCCACCAGGCCAGCGAGCCGTGCCACAGGTCCTCCGCCTTCGCTGCTGCCTCGGCTGCGGCTAGGAGCGCGGTGGCGTGGGCGCGTAACTCCTTCTCGAGCGGCGCCAGATCGGGTCGGCCGGGGTCGGCGAGCGCGGCCTGCGCGCGGTCTATCACCGCCCTCACCACAGCGGCATCGGGCGGGGCAGGCACAGGTGGGGCGGGCGGCATCGGGCACCCCCGGGAGAGTGAGTGATCAGGTACTCACAGACCGTAGAGAAGGGTGTCGTGTGGTCACCATGACAATTTCCCGGCGCCGCACCACCAAGTATCAAGATTTCACAGCGGGAGCCTCACAGCGTCGGCCAACTCCCGCATCTGCGGCGTCAGCGTCCGGCGCCTCGCGACCACATCCGACATGATGTCTCGCGCGTACCGCTGCTTCCCGAGCCACTGCGGAGCATCCGTCCGGATCTCATCCAAGATGCCTACGCACGCATCCGCTTCACGGAGCCGCAGATGGGCGTGGGCGACATCCAGCATGTGCCGATAGTGCCCGCTCTTCCCACCGCCGCGGGCTGGGCGCCAGCCCCGAACCTCCTGATGCAGAGTCAGCACCCGGTCTGGCCGCCCCTTGATCGTGGCGTGCTCCGCACGCTGTTGTACCACCGTGGAGGGCCCGAAGTGCCGCATGTAGTCCGGGCCCGTGATCACGTCGCGGCCTAGGGCCACGGCCGCCATCTGCGCCATACGCGTCGCTCGCTCCGCCTCCTTCGGGCGGTTGTCCCGCACAGCGGCGGCAGCCACACGGAGCATGAGCCCACCCCAGGCTGCCCACTCCTCCGGCCGGGCCGTCGACACGCGGGGCTCCACCTCTGCCGCCCACCTCGTAGCCAGCTCCCCGACCACGCTCAACTGCCCCTGCGACAGCAGAGCCTGGCACTGCGAGTTGATGCTCGCGGCGCTCTCCAGCGCAGTGTCTGACAGGCTCAGTGCCCGCTGGAGCGCGAGGTCCGCCGACTCACGCTGTCGGGCTTGCCCCAGCAGAGAGCCTGCCACCTGGTAGACCTGCACGCGCAAAGGGCGAGCTTCCGGCACATCGGCCAGAGCCTCCGCGTCCCGGATCAGCGCGGGCAGCAGCCCGGCCAGTTCGGCGTATCGCTCCGTTGCGAAAAGGGCGCGGGCGCCAGCGAGTGTGCCGGCCACTCCGACCTGCGTGGGTTGCTCGTCGCCCTGCTGAGCGGGCGGTGTTTCCAGAGCCCGGCTCACCTGACGCCACGGCGAGGCGGCTGGTTCAGCGGAGTGCGCTGCGTCGTGCCCGTCCCTGCTCACCAGGTCAGAGGTGGCGACATCGAGGGCGACGGCGAGACGGTGGGCGGTTTCCAGGCGAGTGTTCAGCAGCTCCCCCTGCTCCAGCTTGCTGACCAGGGACAGAGAGACGCCGGATGCACGAGCCAGCTCCCTCTGGCTCATTCCGCGCCTTTTCCGGGCTCCTCGAATTCGGGCGCCGATGTGCGTGTCACTGCTTTCGGGCATACTGGTGCTCCTCGTTCTGGTGTCGGGCAGACACCCAGAACGGTACGCCCGCCCCGCAGTTGGGTGGTAGCGATCGGCCCTCACCTCACCCGGTGGGGGCCTTCGCCATGCCCGGCGCGTCAGCCGAGCGCGCGGTCTGGCCGGCACACGTCGCAGGCCGCCGCCTGGCCCTCCTGGTGCGCCTGCTCCGCCTCCGCCGCCGTGATCCGCCGCATCTCCCCGTGCGCCTGCCAGCAGTCCGCGCGGTGCAGCCACCACGCCGGGCCATCCGCGGTGGGCATCCGCACCCGCGCGAGCAGCCACTGGCGGCCAGCCACCGCACCCGTGGTCGGCAGCGCGCCGTACCGCTCACCCGGGATGGGGGTGATGTGCTGCTCGTGCACGGTGATCGCGGTCGGCGCCGCCGTCGGTCGCGCGGCGCCGTCCGCGTCCTGCCACCGGTCCGGCAGCAGCACCTCGCAGGCGTACCACCAGGCCCCGTCAGGGGTGCGCTCCCGGCTGGTGACGATGACGTCCAGGGTCTGGCCGTCCGGGAGGGTGGCGCGGGCCCACGGCCCCGCACGCTCCCGCCAGCTGTCCCCGGTCATCACGATGTTCGATATTAGTTCGAATGCAGTCCAGGGTGCCCGGTGGGCCAGGATGACCCTCATGGGATTCAGGCTGATGCCGCTGTACGGCGGCCCGCTGGACGGGCAGGAGCTGGACGCGTCCGCGCTGACGGATGCCGAGCTGCGCGAAGGGCTCGCGCTCATCGCCGAGGCGGGCACGTTCGGCCCTGGCGGGCGGGCGCTGTACTCCCTCGCGGAGGACGGGTGCATGCGGTGGGACGGGGACGTGCCGTGAACGGGTTGACACCTTGCAGCACGTGATGCAAGGATTGGGTCATCGCCAAGGGCAACCGCCCAAGGCACAGGAGAAGGAGCCTCCCATGACCACCACCCGCAGCGACGTCCGCCACCAGGTCGCCACCGCCACCGACGCATCCGAGGGCACCTACGACGTCGACGCCATCGTCGCCGACATCATCGAGCAGCACGGCGCCGTCGACATCGACACCCTCGACCACGACGAGTTCTGGGCGACCGTCGGAAAGCACGCCACCGACGACACCGCGCACTACGCCATTGAGGTATCCGACGACGGCGTCACCTGGCAGGCCGAGAAGGACGAGGCGCACGGCGCCCTCGCCCTGGATGGCGAGGCGCCGCAGACCGTCGCCGCCGACCTGCTGGACGACCGGATCACCGACCTCCGCAACGCAGGCAGCCAGCCCGGCCCCATGCGCGTGATGATCTGGGAGAGCAAGGACTCGGCCGACAGCGGGGCGGACCCGATCGCGGTCGCCACCCACCAGATCTGACCCCCAGCGCAGCGAGCGGCCCGCCACCCGACGCATCCGGGGGCGGGCCGCTCCAGCACGGAAGGAGCCCGCACCATGCCCGACGATACGCCCGAGCCTGAGCTGTGGGACGTCCAGCAGGTAGCCGCCTACCTGGGCGTACAGCCCGGCTCCGCACGCGGCCAGCTCACCCGCTGGCGCATCCCCCGCACACACCGCGTCGGCCCCGACGGCCGCGCCCGCGCCTACGTTCACGCCGACGCCGTACGCGCCGCCCACGCCGCACGCCCCGGCCAAGGCGTCCGCCCCAACCGCACCTGACCCCGGACGCACGAACGCGCCCCCGCCGCCTGCCGAAGCAGGTGGCGGGGGCACGGTGCGTCTACGGGTATTGGCGTCGTGTCGGGTCCAGCGCGCGGGCCTCGGGCGTGCCGGGGTCGCCTGCCGGGGGCGCGCCGTCGCGGCGGCACACCAGCGCATCCGGATCACCGGCCGGGGCCTGGAGGCTGTAGCCGTCCGGGCATGCCGGGCCCGGCTCCCCAGCGGGACCGCGCTCACCTGCGGGACCCTGCTCGCCAGCCGGGCCGCGATCTCCGGTCGGCCCCGGCGGGCCAGCCGGACCGGTCTCGCCCTGGGGTCCGTCGACGCCGTCCTGCCCGTCGGCGCCGTCAGTGCCGGGGTCTCCGGCCGGGCCCGACTCCCCGTCGCTGCCGGACCGGCCCTCACCGCCCTCGGCACCGGGCGTACCGGGCTTGCCCGAGGGGCCGCGCCCGCCCGGCTTCCCGTCTGATCCGGGTGGGCCGGGGATCGGCACCGGAACCTCCGCCCGCTCCGGCAAATCCGCCACCGCCTCCGCCGGGTCCGGCGCGTCCGGCACCTCACCGTCCGCCTTCAGCTGGGCGCGGAGCGTCCGCACGTCCGTGGCCAGAGTGGAGACGGCGGTACCGCGCCGGTCCGCTTCCGTCCGCAGCTCGTCCGCCCGTCTGGCTTCCTGGTCCACCCGCACCCACACCACCGTCACCGCCCCGCCCAAGAAGAGCAGCGCCGCGACGATGTACAGCAGCCACCTTCGGCGGTACAGCATGTGCTCCGCGCGCGTCACGGCGTCCCCCCGAGCTGCTGCACCAGCAGACGCAGCCGCGCGATCTCCAGCTCCAGCGTCGCGACCTTCGTCTCCGCCGCCGCCTGATCCCGCTCAGCCTTGTCCCGCTCAGCCGTCAGCCGGCCGGTGAGACTGTCGTATCCGGTGATCACTCCGCCCTCCCGCTGTGCCCGCCCGGCGAGCCGGGAGCCGTACACCGCCGCCGCCGCGGCCACCGGCGAGGCCAGCAGAGCACCTATCGCCGTGACCATGGCAGCGTCCATACGCCCTCCCGGCCGCGCTCATCGGACAGGATCAGACCCGGGGCGCCGCAGAGGCGCTCTGCCGGTCGCCGATCAGCCGGGACGCCAGGCCCTTCACCAGCGATCCGGCGGCAGCTACCCCCGCCGCGCCGACGGTCTCCCAGAAGCTCGCCGAGAACATGTCGGCGGGGCCGGCGGCTACGGCCACACCGGCAGCGGCCACCACGAAGGTGGAGGCGACGCGCTCGGCCAGGTCCACGGCGTAAGTACGGGCGCTGCGGAGGATAGTGGTAGGCGTGCTCATGGTCAGTTCTCCTTCGTCAGGGTGTCGCCGAGGCGGTCGAGGGCAGCTCGGGCGCCCGCTTCCGCAGCGGCGGTGATCTCGGCGGCGGTGAGCCCGCCGCCCGCGGCGAGCCGCTCCAGGACCGCGTCCCGGGCGGCACCCCGCGCGGCCAGCTCGGCCACGGCGGCCTGGAGGCCCTTGACCCGGCTGCGGGTCTCCCGCGCCACCTCACCGACGTGCCGCAGCACGCTCTCCGGCGCCCACTCGGGGTTGGTGTCCGTGGCCCACGGCACGGTGAAGAACCCGTCCCTGCGCCACACCCGCTCCGCGATCAGGTCCGCATCTGCCCTGCTGATGGCCATGTCCTCGTCCTCCTGGTCTGTGTCTCCGCCCCAGCCGGGCGCGTGCTTGAGCCGCGCGGCCACATCCCGGCGGAAGGTGGCCATACTGAAGGTGGGGTCGATCTTGCGGCGGGTGCCTTCCTTGTGGCCGATCACGCTGTCCGCCGACCACTTGTGCGCCCGGCAGATCGCCGCAGCCCAGCGCACCGCCTGGTCGTACTGCACCGCCGGGTACGGGTCCTTCCCGTCACCGCGGTTCTCGATCTCGATGCCGTAGTAGTGCCGGTTACCGTCGACCGGCTCGGCCGCGTCGGGCCGCGGATGGGTGGACGACTCGGCGACCACGGCGTCGTGCGCGTTCCGCGCGAACGTGCCCGCGTGGTTCGCCCGGCCCGCGCTGAGCATGGTGGCGGTGCCGTCCTTCGCCAGGTGGGTGTGGCACAACGGACCCGGCAGCGAGCTGGTGCCCGACCAGCAGAGCGCCAGCGAATCCCGCCCGGCCGTGTGGTGGATGACCAGCCCGTTCACCCCGCCCCACGCACCCTTGTGGTTCCGGTCGTGACTGCGCCAGCCCGAGCGCTCCTTCACGCGCACGCCCTCAGTCTTGAGCGCCGCCAGCAGCGCGGACGCGGACAACGGTGTAGCCATAGCGACTCCTCATGTGGCGGTCTTGGGTGGCGCCCCGGGTGGTGGCGGGGGTGCGGGCGTGCTGCCCTTGATCCACTGGACGACGGTGCCCACCGTGGCCGTATCCAGCGCCGCCAGGGCGGTCACCGCGGCGGTATCCCGGGGCGCCAGGCGCACATCGGCGGCCTGGAGCGCGTCCAGGAGCATCCCCTCGTGGGTGTCCTCCCGCACGCTGTCGCGGCGGCGTTCGCGGCGGGCAGCCGCGCGGCCCCTCGTGGGTGCCGGGCCGCGGTTGAGGTCATGGAGGGTGCCCTGGTCGGCCGCCGGGGCTGCCCGTGGGCGGATCGGTGCAGGCTGGGCGGGCATGAGATCTCCCATCACAGGCTGTAGAAGCATCCGTTGAGGCTGATCCAGGGCGGCTTGTCATTCGTGCCGGTGCCGATGACGGCCAAGTGCCCGCCCGGCTGCGCGTCCAGCTTGAGTGAGGTCACCACGGACGAGAGCACCGAGCACGGCACACCGTTCGTCCGCAGGGTGGTGGGGCGGGCGGCCGTCGGCAGCGCTGTGGACGTCAGCAGTCCGCCGTTCGGCAGCGAGCCCGACGGATAGGTCAGGCCGACCCCGCCGCGGAGCATCACAGTCCGCTCCCCGAAGAGGTTGACGATGCGGTACTGGGCGGGGCCGTTGTCGTTTCCGTTATGGGAGTAGCCGGACGCCAGCGGGATCGTCGTCCAGGCCTGCGTGCCCGCCGCGAGGACCACCCAGCCGGTGCCGTCGTACCCGGTGAAAATCTTCTCCGCGGTGCACCAGGCGACCATGCCCGCGATCGGGCTGGTCAGGGTCGCGTTGCGCTCGGCGGCGTCCGCGAAGCGCATCACCGAGCGGGGTACCAGGCCGTCGGCGAGGTCGCGGGTAAGTCTGCTGGCATCCGGTGCATCAGTGAGCACGGCGAGCTGGACGCCCTGCCCGTAGTCGTCTGTGGTGGGCACGCGGCCCTCCTAGTCCAGGTAGTAGGTCCAGCCGTCCAGGCACACCCAGGTCGGCGGAGACGTCGATTCGAAAGTGCGCAGGCTGCGGGTGCCGGTGGCGATGGCCAGGCGCACCACGGCCGGGGAGACCGTCGAGTTCCGCACCCCCGCGTAGCCGATCTCGCCGGTGCTGGTGGGCACGATGTCGGTGGGGAGGGTCGCGAGTGTCGCGCCGCTGGCGATGGTGCCGCTGGTCGGCTCGATACGGCCGCGCAGCGTGATGCGTCGGCCCTCCCGCAGGTATGCGGCGGTGTAGCCGTGGCCGGGCCACCGGTAGCCGGCGGCGAGGGTGAGGGGCGTCCAGGCGCCGGGGCCGTCGTCGGTGGGGCCGATCGCGAGCCAACTGCCGGACCCGTTCCGGGTGATGACGATGATGTCGCCGACGGCGGGCAGGGGGTAGGTGGGCAGGCGGCGGGCGCGGATCTGCCCGCAGTCCACCGTCCCGTCCGACCCCACGGCGGTGACCGTGTTGAGGTGCCAGTCGGCGCCGCGCACCGCCGGGGTGCTCTCGCCCTGGTGGCGGGCCGCGCCCGCGATGGCTGACGCCAGAGAAGCGCTGCTGCTGGTCATGCGTCCTCCTTGCCGCCGATGAGCTGAATGTCGAAAGCGCCGCCCGGGGACAGGTCGAGGGTGAAGGCTTCGACCTGGTAGAGGGTGCGGCGGCCGTCTCCGTGCACGGCGCGCAGGACATCCCCGGGGGCGAGCAGAGGATTGGGCAGGCTGGAGAGGTCGGCGGTGTAGGCCGCCTTCACGCCGTCCCGCAAAAGTTTGTTCGCGGCGCCCTGCGCCGCGTTGGTGGTGGTGAGAGTGGGCGAGGAGTAGAAGTGCGGCACGCGCCCGAAAGGCCCGTCGACCCAGGTCGGTGACGTGGGGTCCTCGTCCTGCGCCATCGCCGACACCGGCGGGGTATCCGTCTCCGTGTTCTCGCCGGTGGCGACGACGATGTTGTAGATGCCGGTGCGGGACCAGCCGCGGGACACGGAGATCAGCGCCCCGCCCTCGCCCGCCGCGACTTCCCACGCCACCGGAGCGGTCAGCAGATCCGGCAACTCCGCGATCACGAATTGGCCGTCCGCATCGCAGAAGGCCTCGGCGCCGACGGCGGTCGCCAGTTCCTGCACGGCCGTCCACCGGTCCGCCTGCGCGTCCCATGTGCGGGGCCCCAGCGGCTCGTCGGAGACGCTGGAGGTGATCACCGCGTCCGGGAGTGTCCCGCGGATCAGGCCGGTGATCGCGGTGACCGCCGCTGATGCGGCCCGCGTCGAATACGGCGCGGTGAACTTGTCGTCCGCGATGCTCGACTCGAGGCCGGAGGCGGTGAGGGTGACCGGGCCGGTGTCCGGATCGCCCTCCAGCGAGTCAAGGCGGCCGGTGAAGACCGGCACCAGCTCCGGCTCCTCCCACCCCGGATACCGGATACCGGAGAGGATGCGAACCCGGCACCCGGCGACCGCGAGGAACTCGGCCGGGCCATACGGCAGGAGGCCCGGGTCGGGAAGTTCCACTGTCGCGGTGCGGCGCACCGCCTGCCCCCGGTCGACCGTCACGCTGCCCCCGGTGTGCGGCAGGACGTCCACCCGCCCATCGGGCCAGTGCAGCTCCACCCGGGAGGCCAGCACATGCGACTCGGTCAGCGCCGCGAGAAATCGCGGTGAGGGCGGCGGATACATCACGCTCCCATCTGGGTGCCGAAGAAGACGTCTTCCCAGGTGGCGTACCGCTCCGAGACGTGCTGCCAAGTGTCGTGCTCAGAGAGGACGTCCTGCCAGGCGCGGCCGGCGGTGCCGGCCACCCCCACCGCGGTGGGCATATCGGCCTGCCGCAGCGGCAGCGTCCAGGCACGCCACGGCTCCAGCGCCGTGCCCGCCGTCCGCCCCTCCACCACGTCACCGACCGTCACATGCAGGCCCTCATCCAGGCCGTAGCCGGGCGCCGCCTGCACCAGGAGGGTGTGGCCCGAGTCCAGCAGCCAGTGCAGCGCCGCGCGCTGCGCGTCGTCCTGGGTCCACACCGCGAGGTCGCCCTCCAGTCCGCCCCGCACATCCGAGAGGGTCACCGGGTTGCGGCGCCCGCGCACCTGGTACTGGGCCTGGGCGATAGGCCTCGTCCAGTCGGGGCCCCGCTGCACCAGCACCTTCATGTTGCGGTGCGGCATCCCCGGGTCCTTCAGCCAGACCAGGTTGCCGTCGCCGGGGTCGATGGTCGCCGTGGCGGTCTGCCAGGTGCTGGTGACCGCGCCGGTGATCGGGTCGTACGCCTCGGCGTAGTAGGACACCGGCACGCCCAGCGGCGCCTCGTAGTCCTCGACCCTCAGCTCGTCGCCCTCCAGCGGCACCCGGTCCAGCAGCCCGGAGGGGCCGCGCACCAGCGTCCGCTTCCCGTCGGGCGTGATCCGCCACACGGTGATCAGGTCGCCCGTTGACGCCTCCCGCACCGTCACCGTCATCCGGGCCAGCAGCCCGTCCGGTACCGCCGATGACAGCGGCAGGACCTGCCGCAGCGACACCGCGTCCACATACAGCGCGGACGCGGCGGCCGTCGCCGTGACCTCGACCTCCAGCCGCGCCGACACCGCCCCCGCAGGCGGCAGCACGTCATCGGAGATGATCCACCACGAGCCCGTGGTAGGCAGGGTGAAAGTGCCGGTGTCGCCGCCGAGGGACAGCTCCGCCCCGCCCGCGTCGTACCACCGAACCAGGAGGTCGACATCCCAGGAGGAGGCGCCCGCCGCGTGCGCCACGAAGATCTCCGCACGCCACGAAAGGCCCTCGGCGATCGGCCCGAACTGCTGCGAGCGCAGCACGCTCGCACCGGCCGCCGAAGAGACCCGCATCGCGTAACTCCCCGCGGGCATCACGGCTGCCCACGGGGTGGTGCGGGCCGCCGTCGCAGCCCCCGAGGCGACCGACCACCCGCCCAGGCCCTGCTCGAAAGAGGCGTCCTCCTCCGGGATCACCGAGCCCGCCTTCAGCGGCGTCGCCGGCTTGATGACGACGCCCTCCACGTCCAGCTTCTGTCCGGCTGTCGCCCCGGTCATCCCCACCGCCACCTCGCAGGTGGCGGTGCCGACCGGGGAGATGCCCGACACCCGCTGCCGGTAGAAGCCGGTACCCGGAGGTGCCAGCACGCCGCGCTTGCTCAGCAGCAGCACCCCGCCCGCGTCGTAGAAGCGCAGCTCCACCCACGGCACGCTCACCGCCGTCGGTGGGCCCAGGTAGGCGTAGCCCTGGTAGTCGACATCCGGTGAGGCGATCACCCGCTCCGTGCACCGCATCACCGCATCACCGGCCGCCACTGCGGTGAGCGTCATCAGATGGCCGCCGGAGAGGTACCAGTCCACCGGCCACGACCGGACCGGAACCCTGCGGGTGACCGCGGCGTTGGTCTCCGCCTCCCACCCGGTGGTGTCCAGCTCCCCGCCGGACTCCACCTGAAACGGCAACAGGTTGCCCTGCGTGCGGATCGGCAGGCCCAGGTAGATGTTCTCCCAGTAGTGGACCGCTGGCGCGGCCGTGGTGCTGGAAAGAAGCAGGCGGGCGCGGGAGGCACCCGCCGGGCACACCCCGGCCACCGACACGCGGTGCCACGTCGCGGACGCTGCTGTCGTTGTCATCGACCAGGTGATTGTGCCGACCGCCGCCAGCGACTCGTCCAGCCACTCGATGCCGATCCGCTCCGGCTGAGCAGCGCTGGAGGTGTCGGCGAAGGCGAAGTACACCTCTCCCGCCACCACGGGGTAGGCGGTGACCGTCTCCGCCTGCATCTCGCCCGCGGCGACGGACACCAGACCCAGCACGCCCGGACCGTTCCGCCCCCCAGCGCCCAGCGAGATCGTGCAGTTCAGGCGGACCCTCCACCCGCTCGTGTTCGGGTCGACCTGCTCCGTCGTGGGGGCCAGAAAATTCCCGGGGATCGCCACCGCGTCACCTCCTTCCCGCGCGGAGCGCCGTCGCCAGCTGCTGCTCGCTGGTGCGCACCTCGGTGCGGACGATGTCGGTGATCTCGCGGTCGCCGACGTAGACGGCGACGTGCAGGTCACCGAGTGACGCGGCCCCGTCTGATCCGCGCGCAGCCGCACCCGTCAGCGCGGACATCTGCTGCCTCGTCAGCACGGGCTCGGGGCGGCCGGTGCCGTTGTAGACCGTGGACAGGCCCGGAGGGAGGTAGCCGCCGGAGTCGTAGCCGCCGGGCCGCGACATGCGCGCCGCCCAGCCCTTGCCGTACCGGGAGCGGGCGTACCTGATCCCGGCGTAGATGTTGGCGTACGGGTCATACGCACCGCGGCTCTTGTACCGCCCCGCGTACGCGTTGAAAGTGGGGTCGATCGTCTGGATCAGACCCTTCGACGGGGTGCCCCGATCCGCGTTGGAGTCCCACAAGTTGATCGCGCGCGGGTTGCCTCCGGACTCCTTCGCGATGGTGCGGAGCACGGCGTCGAGGTTGTATTTCGAGTAGATGCCCAGCTCGCGCAGCACCGCCGAGGCGACGCCGCGCCAGCGTCCGGCGCCCTTCCCGGAGCCGCCCCCGCCGCCCGTCAGGTACGGCATCGGGTCGGTCGGCTTCCCGTGCCTCCGGGCTTCCAGGTGCAGGTGGGGGCCGGAGGTGTTGCCGGAGGCGCCGACCTTGCCGATGGTCTGCCCCCGGTCCACCGCACCGGACTTGAGCGCCATGGAGGAGAGGTGCGCGTACAGGCTGGACAGGCCGCCGCCGTGGTCGATCGCAATGTGCTGCCCGTAAGGGCCCCCGTTGCGCGCCGCCGCGACGCTGCCCTTGTCGACCGCGCGCACCGTCTTCCCCGTCGGCGCCGGGAAGTCCAGGCCGGTGTGCCGACCGGAGGACCACATGGCGCCGCGCGCGCCGAAGCGTGTGCCGTACTTGGCGTCCACCGGCTTGGCCCACTGCCCGGACCCCATCTGCGAGTCCTCGGACCCCTTGATCGCGTTCAGGGCCTCGTCCAGCAGGCCCTTCGGCAGCGCCGTCGCGAGCTTCCCGAATCCGGACTTCCCGCCGGGGATCTTCCCGATCAGGTCGCGGATCGGCTTCGCCGCAGCCTTCACCCCGGCATACACGCCGCCGAGGGCCAGATCCTTCAACTTCCCGACAGCGCCCTTGACCTTGCTGACCGCGCCCTTCGCGGCGCCCTTGACGACCCCGGCCGTCCAGTCGATCGGGCCGCCATGCGCGCCGGTGGGGGCGACAGCGCCGCCCTTGGCGTAGGCGGTGCCGGACCGGCGGGCTGCGGCGCGCATGGACTCCATCGCCGCGTGACCGCCCGCACCCCGCACCTCCTTCGCCGTCCACACGTGCTCGTTGTGGGACAGCGCGGCGGGAATGGAGTCTGACGTCTCGGTACCCGCCCCGTAGACGGGGCCGCCTGTCGCCCAGCCATCGACCTTGAACTTGTCCTTGATTGGTTTAATCGGCAGGACCTTGGCGGCGGCATTCCAGAGACCACGAATGCCCTTGTTGTAGACCATGTCGATGATCCAGGCGATCGGCTTCTTCGTCAAAGTCTTCAGCTTGTTCCAGGCTTTGCCGATGCCGTCCTTCGCCGTAACGAAAGCATCCTTGACCTTGCCGACGGCCGTCTTGATGGCGTCGAATTGAGGCTTGATGCCCTTCCGGTACAGCCATTTTGCTTTGTCGGAAATCCAGTTGAAGACCGGGCGGATCACCTTGTTCCACAGCCAGGAGGCGACAGATCCGATACCCCGGAATGCGGGGGCGAGGGCCTTTTGCCACAGCCACTTTCCCACCGCCGCGAGGAACCGGAGAATCGCTATCCACGCGTTGACCTGCGGCCTGATGATCTTCTGCCACAGCCAGGAGGCGACCGCGGCGATCCCCCGGAAGACCGGGGCGAGCACCTTCTGCCACAACCACCTGCCGACCGCCGCAAGCAGCTGGAACGCGACGACGATCGGGCCGACGACGAGGACCGCCACGATCATCAGCAGCCACTTCGCGACAGTGGCGATGCCCTGGAAGGCGGGCCAGATCGCTTTCCGCCACAGCCACACGGCGATACCGCCCACGAATTGCAGCGCCGCCCAGATCGCGTCAAGTGCAGGCTTCAGGACGGAATTCCACGCCCACGACGTGGCTGCGGTGATCCCGTCCCAAGCCGCCTGCACCGCAGTGCGGAACCAACCAAAATTTTTGTACGCGTAGACGACGGAGGCGACGAGCAGCACGATCAGCGAGATGATCCGCACAATCGGATTCATGTTGATGACCAAATTGAGTAGGACGAGAGAGAGCGTCCACAGTTTGGTTGCGACCCATACCAGGTAAAGGAGTTGGAGCAGCCAGGGCAGCGATTCCGAGATGGACGCGATCGCGCGCGCCACACCGCCGAGGATTTGCAGCAGCGGACCCGACAGCGGCGACAGTGCGCGCGATACTTCGAGTACCGCACTCGCGATGTCCCCGAAAGTGGCCGCGAGTTGTGGCCCCATCTCCGCCGAGTAGGAGAGGAACCCCTCGAACTCCGGCGATCCCTTCAGGTTGGTGCCCCAGTCGGCGAACCCTCCGGTGATCGACTGCATGCGGGCCGAGATCGAATCCATGTGCGGCAGGAACGCGGCGATGATGCCGCCGACGCCCTTGCCGATGTTGCCGAGGGCGACACCGAGACCGACGACCGCAGGCCGCACCGACCCGGACAGGTCCTTCTTGAACTCGGCCCAGCCAGCCGACTTGAAGCCCCTGCTCGCCTTGTCCTGGAGTTCTCCGATGGCCTTCGCGGCCTCCAGGACGAACGGCGTCAGCCCCGGCAGGCTGTTCCTCATCCCGTTCAGCGCGCGCGTGAAGATCGGCATGACCGCAGGCTGAAGAGCCCTCGACCATGCCGTGAACGCGCTGCGCAGAGACACGAACGCGTCGAACGTGCCCCTCGCCGACGGAGTCAGCTTCGCCAACGCGGCCTGGTACTTGGCCTGCGCGGTCGCCGCAGCGTCCGCACCGCCAGCGGTCCGGATCTGCGCCGAGCGGACCTGCGCCTCCGCAGCGGCGATACTGTCCGCCGCCGACTGCCGTGCCGCCGCCACCTGCCGCTGAGCCCGCGCCACCGACTGCGCGGCCTGCTGCTCCGCCGCACCCACCGCCGCCTGAGCGCGCGCCACCGAGCGCGCACCCTCCTCCTGAACGCGAGCCACATTCCGCTGCGCGACCGCGACCCTCTCCTGCGCCGAAGCGATACCCCGCGAATTCGCGACCTGCTGGCGGGCCATCTCCTCCCGCGCCTTGGACAGGCCCGCCTCCTGGGAGGCGACACCGCGCTGCGCCGCGACCAGCCGCTCCTGCGCGGACCGCACCCGCTCCGTGCCGTCCACGCCGGACTTGTCGGCGGCGCGCTTGTCCGCGGCGAGGCGCTTCGTGTCCAACTGCTGCTCGCGCAGGCGTTGGACCGCCTGGTCATACGCCAGCTGCGCGCGCTGCTGCTCCAGCAGCGTCGCCTTAGACCCGGCCACCTGCGTGGCGCGCAGCCGCGCCTGCGCCTCCTGCACGGACAGCGTCGCGTCCCGCTCGGACAGCTGCGCACCGGCGAGCCGAAGCGACAGATCCTGAAGCTCCGCCGCCGCATCCCGGCGGGCCTGAGTCAGATCCGTCTGCGCCTGCCGGGCCGTGCGCTGCGCATCCGCCAAGGACTGCTCGGCAGCCTGCACCCGCTCGCCCGCCGCGCGCATCCGGTCCGCGGCCTGCTCGTAGGCGCCGGCGAGTGCCTGCCGGGCCGTGCGCACCTGCGCGGCAGCCGCCGTGCTGGCCTGCGCCGCCTGCCGCACCGCATCGGCCACGCCCTGCTCGGCCTGGGCAACACGCGCCGCACCATCCCGAACGGCGTCCGCGACACCCCGCTGCGCCTGGCCGATCTGCTGCCCCGCATTACGGTGCGCCAGCGCCAGCTGCCGCTGCGCACCGGACTGCTGGAGTGCCTGCCGGGCCGCCGCCGCAGCAGCCTGCCCACCCTGGCCAGTCGACTGCGTGGCGGCGTCCTGCGCGGCCTTCTGCGCTTCCAGGGCCCCGGCGATGTCCTTGATGGCCGGGGCTGCGGCGAGTCCGAGCGCGCCGACGCCCGCCGCTGCGGCGGTTGCCGCTGCGGCGATCGACCCGATCCCGGCGGCCAGCACCGGTATGGCCGGGATGGCGGCGAGCCCGGCCACCGCGATGGCGAGCTGGAGCACCGCGCTCCGCGCCTGCCTCGTGGAGACGTTGATCTCGGCTCGCTGCCCGTCAAGGGCGGACACCATCGCCTGCACGGTGGCCAGCTGCGCCATCGCCGCAGCGGCATCCACACGCACAGCGACGTCCGCGTTAGACGCGGACAGCCGCTCCAGGCGGGCCTGGAGGTCGGCGACCTTGGCGGCGGCTGTTGCGGCGTCCATGTCGACGCCGATACGGACATCCCGCAGCGCGGTGAGCTGGCTGCGCAGGGATGCGATCTCCGCCTGCGCAGGGCTGGTGTCGGCCCCGATGTTGATGTTGGGGAGGGCAGCCTCGGCCTGCTGCACCGCGACGCGGAGCCGCTGCCCGAAGGTGCCATCGGTCTCGACCCGCACCCGCGCGGGATCAGCGGAGATGCGGTCGATCTCCGCCCGGACGGCAGCCAGCTCAGCGCGGGCCCGCGCAGTGTCCGCGCGGACCGTCACGTCCGGGTGTGACGCGCCGAGCCTGCGCAGCTGCTCCTCGATCTCCTCGATCTCGGCGCGGGCCTCCGCCGCGTCCAAGTCGACGCCGATCGTGCGGCCGGACAGCGTCTCCATGCGGGCACGGAGCGCCTGAATATCAGCGTCAGCTTCCGAGGTGTCGGCGCCGATCGTGACGTCCGGCAAAGACCTGAAAGCCGCCTCGATCCGGGCACGGGCGGACCGCGCGAACGCCCCGCCGGTCTGCTCGCCCTGCCGGGTCGCCGCAGGACGGGCAGTGCGCCCGCCCTGGGTGATGCCGTCCCGCAGAGCGCCCCGGATCTCCGCCGTGATGCGGGCGGCGATCTGCGAGCCGATCTGCTGCCCGATCTGGAGGCCGATACCGCCGACCTCGGACCGCATCGCCGGGCCGAAGCTGCGGCCGGCGGCGTTGCCCGCGTCCTCCCCGGCGCGGGTCGCCGCCGGAACCAGCGCGCCCCGCAGCTGGGTGTAGATGCCGCGGGTGTTCGGGACGACATCGACCTCGACGCTGCCGACACTGATCGCCACGAGAGGACCCCCTCTCGCGGTGGAGCGCCTATGCGGCGCCCCCGTTGATCAGCCGGAACAGCACCTCGGCGGCGCCGTCGGTCATGGCGGCCGTCTTCTTCTTCGGCGGCTTCGCACCCGGCCGACGGATCGGCTCCGGCGCTTCCGGCCGCTGGCTCTTCTTCTCGGTGTTGACGCAGATCAGCACGTACTCCAGGCGGGCGATCCGGTCAGCCATGAGCGCGAGGAGCTGCTCGGTCTGCGACCATCGGCCCCGCTCGGGCTCACCCTGCTCGGACTGCTCCGCCAACTCCTCGTCCGACATCGAGTTGCGGAGCGCGGTCATCGTGTGGGACTCGGGCGGCAGATGCTGGATCAGCACCCGCAGCCTGCGCCACGTCATGAGCCCTCGGTGCACATCAAGGACGTCGTGCCCGCGGTCGAGGAGGTCGGCCTCTACCGCCTCCGCGTGCTCCTCGAGGACCCGCGCGGTCCACTGGATTTCCCCAGGGCCTCCCCGGACTTCTGCGCGACGTCCCCGGCAAACTTGCCGAACGAGTCCATGTCAGGGTCGAGATCCTCGAAGATCTCGTAGTCGTCCTCATGCAGGCTGGCCCGCATGAACGCGTCGATGTCGCCGTTGTTGAGTGCGCGGATTGTCGAGGAGCGCCAGCGGCCGGACGGGACGCAGCGGACATCCTTGGTGACCCCGTCATACCCCGCCAGCGGCACGGTGACGTACTCGACATCCTCCGCCTCCGCCTCCTGCGCTTCGGCGGCGGCTTCGGCGAGGGCTTTCTTCGTGGTGGGCATGGCGCGGGCCTCCTGATGGCATTCGCATGAGCAGTAGAGGATGTAGTCGGAAGTGGTGAGCCAGGTACAGCCGCGGTGCAGGCCGTCGGCGCACATGCCGCTGAGGGCCTTGTGGCTTTGGAATTGAGTGCTGTTGATCAGGTCCGCGAGGAAGTCCTCGTCGGACATGTGTCTGCCCATGGCGCGGGCCTCCTTGTGGCGCGGGACTTGGTTGTGCAGGTGGCGGGCCGGGCCCGCGCCAGGGACGGCCCGCCACCCGTTCAGGACGCCGGTTCGGCGGGCGTGGCAGGTACGGAGTCGGCGTGGTAGACGGTGTTTCCGGCCTCGTCGGGGTAGGCGGTGACTGTGATCTCGTAGCCGGACATTTCGTCCTGCTTGAACGTCACGTCGGACCGGTCGGACACCTCGCCCTGGGGGACGTAGAAGCCCTTCGCGGTCTCCCCGTCCATCACCAGGAACCACCAGGCGCGGCGGTCCGGGACCGGCGATGCGGTCTCCGCGAAGCTCGTGAGGCCGCCGACGGGCTCCAGGTCAGCGGCGGGCAGCCGGTACATGACGGACTGGACGGCGACGCGGGAGGTCTCCCACAGGGTCACCCCGAACGTCCGCACCGACTTGGTGATCATCGTGCGGAAAGGAGAGGTCAGACCCCACGGAGTGAACTCCTCGGAGTCCTCATCGAAGCCATAGACGAGCCCGTCGTCCGACGTCGCGCCGAGCGGCTCCCACGGAGTCAGAGGTTGAGTGAGCGGCGTCGCGGGCGCGGCCGTTCCGGTGGGCGCGACCCATCCGCCGCCGTTCGCGCCGACGACCGTAAGGTCCGAGGCGCGCGTGATGTTGACCATGAGGTCTCCCAACATGCAGAAACCCCAGCTCAGGGCTGGGGTTCAGGGGTTACAGGACCGGCGCGGGCCTGCCGGTCAGGAGACCGGGTGTGCGTAGATCTGATACGTCGCGCCCACACGGCGGAGGGCGGTGTTCTCGTAGGGCCTGGAGCTGGGGGCGGAGATGGTGACCACGCGGCCGACGACCGCCGTGTCCGTTGCGGAGCCCCGGAGGTCGGTGAGGAGCCAGCCGCGAACCTGCGCGGCCAGCGCGACCGCCTCGCCGCGGGTCGCGGCGTACACGTCGACGTCGACCAGCGCGGCATCGAGTCGCAGCCCGTCATCGGCGCCGCCCACCCGCTCCACCTGAATCGTCGGCAGCTCGTCCACCAGGTTGTTGTCCAGCTCGTCACGGACCACGACCGACAGACCAGCGCGGGCCTGGAGCCAGCCGATCAGCAGCACCTCGACATCCACCGAGCCGACGGCCGCCATCAGTTCCGGCCCCCCACCTGGGCGGCGCGCAGCAGCACATGATGCGCAGGGACGCGCTCCGTGCCGTACTCCACCCACCGGGCGTACGCCGCCGAGTTGGACACGTACGCGACCGCCCGGTCCCGGTTCCTGCCGCCCCGCCGCGTCGACGTGACGTGCCAGGAGGACCGGTACAGGCCCGGGTGCGGGTCCCACGCCGCCGTACCCGTCGGCGAGGTAGACACCGCGACACCTCGAATGACGTGGGCGCGGCGCAGCATCTCCGCCTCCACCATCGGAGACCGCAGCAGCTGGCCGACGCCTCTGCTCGACATCCTGAACTTCGCTGGCATAGCCGCCTCCTATCCGGTGATCCGGTCTGCGGCGAACTCCACCGGGGCGCCGGTGCCGGTGAACGGGCTGCGGAACCAGTTGCCGGGCTCGCCGGTGATCTCGCAGACTTCGCCGCGGACACGCACCTGGTCGGTGGTGAGCCAGTCCCGTCGATGCGGGTCATAGACGGTCCAGCCGACGATGACGGTGTCCCGCGCCTGCTGGTCCTCGCCCCCAGGTGTGGGTGTCTCGTCCACCCGCGGGGCAACCACGCAGCCCGGCATGTCCGTCTCGATCAGCGGCCCGGGGATCGGCTGGCCGCGCGGGTCCCGGCCCGGTGACGGCCCGCGGCGTAGCCGTACCACCGTCTCGCCATGGGCGATCACAGCGCTCTCACCTGAGTGGTCCCCGCAGCGCGCCGATAGCCTCCCGCGGTGAGCTGCGCACGGTCCTCGCCGGTCATCGCCACGGCGGTTCCGGCTCCGGAGCCGTCCGTGCGGTAGGAGTAGGGGCCCATCGTCTCGCCGGTGACGCTGCCCGCCACGGTCGGCGCGGTCAGGGTGCGCAGCACCATGCGGCACACGACTGCCAGGACGTCCGCCGGGGCGGTCGCCTGGCCGTGGGAGTACGTCACCTGGTAGGTATCCGGTAGCGGGCCGCTCCAGTTCAGGGGCCACGACCCGGACGGTCCTGCGCACGTCAGGTCGACCTTGTCGCGGCCGTCCCACACCCAGCCGGACAGCGCGCCCACCGTGCCCCCGTCCGGGCCCACCGCGGCGAGGGAGACGACGGCGGTCACCGGGCGCTGCGGAAGGCGCAGCACCGCACCCACCGGGCGCAGCACGATCACATCGTCCGCCACCGCGGTGAACTGCTGCCGGGTGTAGCCGCGCACCAGTGCGCTGGCGTCGGCCAGGAGTGCGTCCGCCCGAGCGGTCTCCTCTAGCGTGAGGTCCCGTCCGAGCCGGGCCTCCAGGTCAGTCGGGGTTGCGAGAGGTTCCACAGGACACCTCCCTCTCGGCGAGCAGGCCGGTCATGGCGCCTGGGGTGCGTGCTGCGCGGTAGCGCTGGTAGAGGGCACGCCCCGCGGGCGAGCCCCAGCGCAGGGACTCCCGCTGCTGGGGCGGGTGCCACAGATGGTGAAGCGGGGCGGTGCCTCGCCACGGGCGCCCGGCCAGCATGCGCAGGGCCAGCGCCCACGCCTCGTCCTCCTGACCCCACCCGGCGAACCGCGCGTCCAGCGGCACCCGTTCGTACGTGTCGCGGGGCAGGATGGTGATGCCGCCGCCTTCGTACCCCGGGTACGGAGGCCGGTCCAGACCTCCCGCGAGAGGGCCGCCCGCCAGAACATCAGCCGTGGCCGCTTCGCCCAGGCGTCTCACTTGCCCGTGCGGCACCGCCCACGGCGCCCCGGCGCGTACCGCGGCCACCGCGTCGGTGACGCCCTCGCACCACACGTCGGCGTCCGCGATGATCAGCAGGTCGCCGTCGGCGCGGTCGAGCCCAGCGGCGACCGCTGCGGCCTTGCACCACGGGCCGTCCGGCGCAGTACACAGCACAATTCCGTATCCGGCCGCCTGCCATTGGCTCACCACCCACCGCAAAGCAGCCTCGCGGTGGGGGCAGCCGCCGCGCCACGGAATGATGACGGAGGCGGTCATGGGCGGCACTTGGTGACCGCGCGGCGCGATCCGGTGCCGGTGTGCGCGAACACGCCCGGCGTCAGCTGCGCCACCCCGCGCAGCCCGGCCGCATGCGCCCGAGCCTGCGCTTCCCGCTCGCCAGTCGCTGGCCAGAGCGCGGAGGCGGCGGCCGTGCGCACCAGCGTGGGGTTCGTCGTGTAGTGCGCCTGGGTCGCCTGACGCCAGGCGCCGCGGTCCCGCCACACCAGGCGCTGCTTCGTGTGCATGTGGTAGGGCAGCGTCCGCTCGACGGCGTGGCGCAGCCGCACCTGGAACACCTCGTCGTGGTCGGCCAGGATGCGGCGCGCGTCGTCCAGCCAGCCGTCGTGATCCGGGGTGGCCTTCCAGTCGTCCTCGATGTGCAGCCAGTAGGTGCGGCCTGATTCGGCGGCAAGCTTCGCCAGGTGCGAGGTGGCGTCGCCGATGGATGCCCGGTCCGCCCGGTGCTCGACGTGGTCGATGGCATCGCCGTGCTCGGCGAGGACCTCTGCGGTGTCCGGGTCGGCGCCGTTGTCGAGCGCCACCACGTGCGCGGTTTCCAGCAGCCCTGGCGCCGTAGCGCGAAGGGCGGACAGGGTGTCGGCGAGCAGTTCGGGGCGGTCGCCGGTCAGCAGCGTGACCACCACGTCGGAGGCGTCCACGCGTACGGCAGTGCGGGGGCGCACGAGGGCCATCGGCTTCCCACCGGTGGCCAGCCGTTCGACCTGTGCGCCGGCCCGTTCCCATGCGTCCAGTGCGGCGATCTCGCCGGGCCGGTCGGCATCGTCGAGGAGCAGCACGGCGTCCTGGGCCAGGTGCGGAGTGAGCGCGTCCAGCGCGGCGGCCCGACCGCCCTCACCTTCCGGCGGACCGTCCACCAGCGCCAGCCCGACACCGTCCGGCAGCACGGTGTCGTACCACGGCCCGGCCGGCGTGTGGTGCAGCGGAGCCAGGCGCAGGTCCACGTGCTTGGACAGGCCCCGCTCGGCGAGGAGTCCGGCGGTTGCGTCCCGGTACTTCGCCTGGTGCTCCAGCGTGACGACGCTGGCCCCGGTGTCGCGGGCGTACTCCGCCAGCAGCACCGTCGAGGAGCCCGACCCGGCCTCCACCACCACGGTCGGCTTGTGCTCGGCCAGCTGCGCGGCGAGCGTACGGGCTCCTCCCGCGTCGAGTGCCCAGCCCCGCCACAGCGCCGCATCGTCAAGCGCGCCCGCGGAGTCCGGTTCCGGCGTCACGCCGGAGAGCAGGCCGCGCAGCCGCTCGGCGTGGTGGCCGACGTCGGCCACCACGCCGGCGTCGAGGCCGTCGCGGAGTACCTCGCCGACCGCCGACGGTCCCTCTGCCGCGGCGGCCACCATGGGCGGCCACAGCCGCCGTAGCTGCGCGGTCACAGCCTTCCGTGACGGGGAGCCGGTGCCGGATGCGGGCGCGGTCGTCAGCGAGCCGCGCCGCCGGTACCGGTCATACAGCGGCTGCTCCACCACCGTGGCCGCGCCGGATGCCAGGGCTGTGCCCGTGAGCATCGTGTCCCAGGCGATGTCGTAGTCCGGCCGCGGCCCGCCCACCTTGCGTAGCCAGGAGGTACGCCACAGCCCGGCCATGTGTGCATGGTGCCGGAACCTGCCGTCGCTCCAGGGCACCACCGGCTCCACCGTCGCCTGGCCCCGCAGCGCGTGCACCCGCTGAGCGGTGAGCACCACGTCCGCACCCTCAGCGGCGTCGAGCATGCCGGTGAGCCAGCGCGGATCGGCGGCGTCGTCCGCGTCGTGCGGCGCGAACCACTCGCTGTCGCAGGCAGCCAGCACGACCGCGTCCGCGAAGTACCGCCCGCGGCGCTCCGGCAGATCGAAGCGGACCAGCCGCGGGTCGTCGATGTCCTCCAGGGCGGGCCAGGGCGGCGACTCGCTGTCGCCGTCGTTGACGACTACGCATGTCAGATCCGTCCAGGTCTGGCCGAGGACCGCGTCCACGGCACGCCGGACGGTGTCCGAGCAGCCGTGGTACGGCATGGAGACGGTCACGGTGGCCACTGGCACCTCCAGCAGGAAGAAGAATGAGGAAGGGGGTGCGCGGCCCGCCATGGCGACGGGCCGCGCGGGCCTGCGGACTGCGATCAGGACCCGGTGCCGTCGTCCAGCCCGGTGATCTTGCCGTGAGCCTTCTCGTTGCCGTACTTCAACCCGATCTCGCCGTAGACCTGGGAGCGTTCGGCCGCGCCCACCTTCGCCAGCGGCTCCACGAACAGGAACCCCTTGCCCGGGATGAGCAGGAACGTCGGGGCGCACTGCTCCAGGGACACGGCCGCGATCGTGTCGGTGGGCATGTACCGGTTGAGCATCACGTTCAGCTCGCCGAAGTCGGTGATGATCCGCGATACGGACACGCCGCCGATCTCACGGGTCTGCTCCTGGTAGTTGGCATCCGTGACGAACAGCTTCGTGAGCATCCGCTTCTGGTAGCCGTTACACATCAGCGTCGCCGTCCCCGACTCCTGAATGCCACCGGACTCCCACACCATCTGGAGCAGGTCGATCACGGTGTCATGGGTCAGCGCGGCACCGGCCGCCGCGATAGCGTTCGTGGTGATCGCGGGCAGAATCCCACGGGTCTTCCGCGGCGTGCTGTTGTTCGCCGGGTTCTGGAACGTCCCCGCCAGGAAGGTGACCTCGATGTCCCGTGCGATCTGCTTCAGCGCCTGGCTGATCTGCCAGTCCGCCTCGTTCATCACCGGGTTCGCCCCGGCGATCCCCACGGAGCCGGGGTGTGTCGAGCCGGTCGAGTTGTACTGGCCGCTCGCGGCCAGCTTCGTGTAGGAGATCTCGACGGCCTCCTGGTGGATCTCCACGACGTTCGTGACGTTGAACCGCGCCCGCCCTTCGGCGGTCGGCGCGTTCGCGCCCTCCACCCGCTGCCGGTCAACGGCAGCGTCCCGCAGGTCGTAGCCCTGCCACTGGAACAGGGTGGTCGCCGCAGCTTCGCCGCCGGTCAGCCCGCCGATCGCGGACAGAAACGGGGTGTCCTGCGGGCTCTCGGCGAACAACTCTCCGACGTAGTTCGGCAGGTTGAACGTGGTCCCCTGCCCGGTGATCCCGGCCATTTCGGCCTCACTTTCTGGCAGGGGGCTCCTGCCGTTAGGTCCCGCTGGTCATGTTGATCAGTTGCTGTGTCTTGAGCCGCCGCGCCTGCCCCCAGTCGCCGGCCTGCTCGGCGGCGGTGATCTGCTCGGGGAGCGTCGGAGGCTTCGGCGTGGGCAAGCCGCCAGGCCGGAGGCGCTCGGGCGGCGTAGGCGGTGCGGGCTCGCCCTCCGGTGCGGCGTCCGTACCGGCGGCGGGCTCTGGCGTAGGAGCCTTGTTGGCGCTGAACACGGTCAGCAGGTCTTCCGCATCAGCCTCCAGTTCCTCGCGGGTCGCACCCACAAGGCGCCGGGCCTGCGCCGCGGTCAGCCCCTTCTCGGCGGCGACCTCGTTGCGCAGCAGCTTCTGCTCGGCCTCAGCCGCGCGCTTCTGCGCCTCGGTGAGCTGCTCGTTGAGCTTCTCCTCAGCGGACTTCCGCGCCTCGCGCGCCTTCTCCGCCTCGGCCGCCAGCGGCTCCAACTCCTTGAGTCGGGCCTCCAGCTCCTTGCGCTGCCGCGTCTCTTCCCGGCGTGCCTGGCGCTCTTCCGCCAGCGCCTTCTTCCCGGCGTCCCCGAGGCCAGCGCTCTCCTGCTTGGGTGCCGCCTCGTCGCCCGTCGCAGGCGTCTCCGGCGTCTCGTTGTTCTCGATCTCCTCGTCAGCCATCGCGGCCAACTCCCTTTCCTTCACCCCCGCCCTCGCGACGGGGAAACTCATGCAGCCTGGCGGCGCTGTGCGTTCACATGCGCACGCCACGCGCGCAACGCTGCCGGGCCCGAAGTACCGCGCGTCGCCTGCTGCCACTGCCGGTACAAGTCCTGCACCTCCGGCGGCTCCGCCTCGCGCCGGTAGAGCAGCTCCGGCGTACACGCACACCAGTCATGCGCCTGAAAGCGGGCGGTCGCCTTGGTGTACACGGCCCCACGGCCGATCAGCGCCAGGCAGAAGGGGCACGGCTGCGCCCGCCCGGCGATCCGCCGCCAGCCCGCCACATCCCCCGAGTCCTGGGCCGTGCGCAGCACCGTGCCGCGGTCGCCCTCCCGGACCAGCCTCGTCGCCGACCCCGCCAGCTGGTCGGCCATCGTCCGAACGCTGGCGTCCGGGCTGCCGCTGATCCTCATGTGCTCCCGGAAGGCCACCGGCCCGGTGACGCGCAAGCTCGTGGCCACCTGCTCGGGCACCGGCTGCCACTGCGCCACACCGTCCAGCCGTACGCCCTCCAGCCGGGCATGCTCCACCAGGTATCCGCGCGCCAGCCGCGCCAGCGCAGACTGCCCGGCCAGGATCTCCTCCTGCACGGCCGGCGCGATACGGTCCCACCAGCCGTCAATGTTCTCCGCGTCGGCCCGCAGCGCGGCCGTACGCAGGCGGCGCGCCAGCAGCTCAGCCAGCCGCACCACGGTCTGCCGGTGCCGGCGCGTCAGCGCCCGGGCCCGCGAGTTCGGCATCCTCCACCCCCGGCGTCTCCTCGGCGCCCGGCAGCGGCGAAGCCAGCAGCGCGGCCATCTCCTCCATACCGGCGCGCTCGTCCGCACTCTTCTCCCACCGCTGGATGTCCTGCTGCGTCACGCCCGGGACCCGCTCCCACAACTCCCGCGGCGGGATCTCCAGCTGCGCCGCGAGTTTGCCCAGCGCGTCAGCAATCTGCGCGAGGGACCGCGGCGTGGTGTCACGCCACACCACCTGCGCGGACCGGTCCTCCCACGCGGCCTCGTCGCCCATGGCGCGCCCGCACAGCCGCAGCAGCTGCTCATTCGACTCCCCGAAGCTGGTCTTATGCTCGGCGATGTCCTGCTGATGCCCGGCCTCCAGCGCGGCCAGAGCCTCAGCAGACACGTTGCTCACCGCGTTGCCGACGACCAGGGAGTGCGGCGGGATCTGCCGCGCACTGGCGACGTAGAGCAGCGTCTTGTCCCGGCTGTCCAGGTAGCCACTGAGGTTGGTCTCGGCGAAGTCACCGAACTTCGTGTCCGGCGACTCGGCGTGCCACACCCGGTTGACCGCCGCGTTCCACGGCTCGACCGGATTACCGTCCGCATCCTCCGGGATCGCCATGCCCGTGACCCACCGCTGCCGGAAGGCTTCGTACAACTCAGCCATGCTCAGACCGAACGTCGTCTGGTTCAACTGCCGCTGCGCGGGCAGCATCGGCCACACCACGCCCTCCGGCCCGTCATCCAAGTCACCGAACGAGTCGAGATAGCGCACCACCGGACACACGCCCATGCCGTGTTCGGCGACCGTGACCCTCGCCGCGTCGATCGCCAGGCCCTCGAACGGCAGATACTCCGAAAACGCCCCGTGCGCCGCCGGAGTCACCATCTCGGCCGGCACCTCGAACGTGTACACCGCCACATCGTCATGCACGGTGATGTCGGTGACCATGTGGGGACTCTTCGCGTCCAGCACCGGCCGCGGAATCCCCACCGACACCGCGTACCGCGGCCACTCGTCGTTGATCGGATCCGCGTACAGCGCCGTCATCCGCCGCGGCGACCACGGCGTGATCACCGGATGGCCCTCCTCCGCGTCCTCCTCGGCCGGCAGCACCGTGGCGTAGGAGTAGCCGTACCGCAGCGCGGCCCGGTACAGACCCGCCTGGCGGGCATCCATCCGGTTCGCCTGCCACACCGTCCACGTCCCGGCGTTCGCCGACAGGCCCGCCGGCCGGTAGCCGTCCACGAACAGGTTCTGCGCCAGGGAGCTGACGAGCAGCGGCAAAATGTTGAACCGCGCCTGAGCGACCAGCTTGCGGTACTCCGCCGTCGCCGAGGCCGGCACGTAGATGTCGTGCACCTCGCCGCGCACCCACTGGTGGATCAGTGACAGGCGCCCCGACTCCGCGCGGCGGGCGGACAGCAGCCAGGAGGAGATGTTCGTCAGCTCGGACTCGGTCATCGGCACGGCTCGCTCACCCCCATGTCACGACGCGGCCTGCCCGCTTCTTCGGCCCCGCCTTGTACTTCGCCCACGCCGTGCTCGCCAGCAGCACCCTGCGCACCATCCGTGCCCCGATCGCGCACACCGCCAGGTCGATCTTCTTCGGGGACTCGCGGCCCTCCTTCGCGATGGACACGCCGTACTTGTTGGGGCGGCGCCGCGCGTTGAGGATGTGCCGCTGGAGCCGGGAGTCCCCGTCGTGCGTCACATCCCGCTCCCGAATGTCCAGCTCCATCCGCTCACACGCCTCAGTGAAATCCCGCCCCCGGGCCCGCATGTCCCACGCGACCGAGTGTGCGTACCGGCCGACCGTCCCCTGAACCAGCAGCTGCTCGCCGAAGGCTTCCGCCCACGCGTCGATGTAGGACTCGAACTCGGCCAGGTCGGCGAAGAACGCGACCACGCTGCGGGTGGCGAACACCTGCCGCACCACGCGGTCGACGTCCGCCCGGTCCACCTGCCACCCCTTGCCCGCAGGTCCTAGGGGCTTCTCCCAGCAACCCAGGGTCATCAGGTGCCCGGTCTCCACATCGCAGCCCACCAGTGCGCTGGCGTCATCCGACTTGGACCCGTCGAAGAACATCACCATCGGCGCATCATCCGCGACGATCCGCTCGACGTCCGCGCACGCCGCCCACAGCGGATGCGTCGTCCACGCATCCCGGTCCGCGGTCGGCTGGTTGAAGAAGTACCGGCGGGATTCCTCGATGTCCTTCTCGATGTTCCAGAACTCCGACTCGATGATGCCGTCCAGGTCCAGCGCATCGGCGTGCGGCCCGTACACCTCCCGCAGCGCGGCACGCATCTGCTCCAGGTCCGACAGGTCCACCTCGGCCGGGGCCTCGCGGTGGTCCAGCAGCAGGCGGTGCTCACGCGTCTTGCCTTCCGCAATGAGCTTCGCTCGCTCGTGGAGCTTCTCCAGCACGCTGTCCTCGCCCGGCTGGTACATGGTCGAGGTCAGCAGCGCCCATGGGGCCGCCTCGCGGCGCTTCCGCAGGTTCCGGTCCACCGTGCGGTACATCTGCCGCAGCTCGGGCAGCACGTACAGGTGCGGCTCGTCGAAGACCGCGAGGGTCTCCTTGCCGCCGTCCCGGGAGGCCGCCGCAGCAGTGGAGGGCCGGATCTCCCCACCCTGTGGAAGGAAGATCCGCGTCATCCCGGCGACACCGGACGGCAGATCCTCCGCCAGCGGCCCGTGCTCCAGGTTGAACAGGATGTTGTCGTAGGTGTTGCCTGACTGGGACTCCTCCGTCGCCAGGCACCGGATGAACGGGTACGTGATCGGCCGGCCCATCGGCTCGCCCGGCTCGTACTCGTATACGAAGTCCCGCCAGCGGTACTGCTCGCCGCCGGTGGCCCACCCGGCGAAGCGGACCGGCGCGAACGCCTCACCCAGGCCGATGAACCCGGCCAGCTCCGACTTCGCCCGGCCCTTCGCCCGCGAGATCGCCACCGTGTCGTACAGGCGCCGCCCGGTCTCATCGTGCGCGTAGCAGTCCAGGATCAGCCCGGCGAACTCGTCATCCAACGGCAGAGACTCGCCGCCGTGCCGCGGATGCAGCGGAACGCCCTGCACATCACCCGGGCCGTGGACGCAGAACCATTCGATCCACGCCAGCGCCACCCCGAGAGACCGCGTCCGCGTGTGTCCCGGGGCGCGGACCAGTTCACGAGGCATCGGTCAGGCGCCGGCGGCGCGACGTCAGATCTGCCACGCCGGCCGGAGCCGCGGACGGCGGCGGCTTCGGCGCCTCCACCTTGATCCGGCCCCGCAGGCGGTCCATGTGCGTTGCGCCGAGAAGGCCTTCGTTGAGCCGGATCTCCGCCAGCAGCTTCGTGGACGGCTCCAGAAAGTAGGCATCCACCAGCGGCGCGAGCATGATGAGGCGCTGCCAGTCCGTCCCGCCGAACGCGGCAGCCTGGGGAGCGGAGCGCCACGTGTCGTACCAGGCGAGGGTCTGCGGCCCGAACAGCGCGGCGTGCGGCAGCTCCGGGCCCCGCAGCTCGGTGTCCGCCGAGACGGTCACCGACTGGTCCTCGAACTCGTCCGCGTTCCGGCGCCGCTTGTTCTCGCTCGGCGGGGGTCCGTAGCCAGACATGGCCACCACCCCCTCGCCGTCACGTCAGTTCTGCAACCACTTCGGACAGGTCAGCCAGCAGGGCCGGGCAATCCCCGTACCGCTGCTCCGACATGGCGATGTACCGGCCCTGCCCGTACACCTCGATATGCGCGCCATCCGCGCGCCGAATCCGGCGACCCTGCCGCACCTCGCCACGCCCCCAGATGTGCAGGCCCGTCCCCGACGGGGACACCTCCACGAACGTCTCCGGGCACCGCTCCAGAATCCGCCGAGCCCACGGAGCCAGTCGGCCGCCGTCCAGGCAGTGGTCCAAGTCGATGCACACGATGCCATCACCCTCGGCAAGCACGAAGCCCAGCCCGACACCGTGCGACGAGGCGGCAGCCGCACGGTACGGCGACCAGGTAGAGGGCGCCGACACCGACGCCAACGCCCGCGGGCAGTCCACCCGCAGCGGCTCCTTCGCCGGACCGCGGCGCACCCACCGATCACGCTGACGCAGCTCGGCCGGCGCCCGCCGATCCCGGTGAGCAGCCACGCGGCAACGCGGTGAGCAGTACGTAGGCACCCGCCCCCGCCCGGCGACGGGAAGAGACTCCCCGCACCGACCGCACCCAGGACGCTCCGTAGCTGACATGTCCTCAGTCTACCGTAGCTGTGTAACGACTAGGAGCCCTGAACAGGCGTTTCCCCTTGAACCCTCTCACGCCGACCGCGACGCTCCGGCATCACCGCAGGTCATAGACCCGTACAGACCGCGAGTTGCTATGCCAACCCGATGGCCTGACTGGGATGATCTTGGGTCACCCCCCAGGGGTGATCTTGGTCAGGTGGTCGACCGAACGGTCGGCGGATGGGATCTCCCCTGGTCAGAGTCCCGGCCACCGTGCACGTGTGCAGCTCATCCGCCGGCCTGGTGCTGCGGGTCGGCGTCGATGCGTGTGATGGTGGCGCCGCTGGCTGAGGGGATGGCGAGGCAGGGTCCGTGCGGGTCGGCGAGTACGGCCCAGCCGTCGCGGATGTCGAGGGTGAGGTGCTGGTCCTCGATGAGGAGGTCCTCGCCCTTGCCCTTGGGGTACCGGATCAGGTAGGCGGTCGGCGTCTCCCGCTTGACCCGGATGCACCCTCCGAGGCCGCCGCATCCGCAGTTGGCGCAGTGCTCACAGAAGGGCATGTCCTTGTAGTTGCGGTAGACGACCTCGGGGCTTCCGCAGACGCAGCAGACTTCACTCGGGGCGGCGGCCATGGCGCTCAGCTTCCGTTGCCGACGCTGCCGAGCATGACCGTCTTGGTCAGCTCGAAGGCTTGGGGTTCGGTGAATCCGGCGGCGATGTAGGCGGTGTACAGCTCGTGGAGCTGGGCTGCCGCTGCGGCGAGTTCGGTGATGGGGTCTTCGGGTTCACCCATGGGCGCGGGCCTTCCTGCTCAGTCGTCGTGTTCGGCGCGGATGGACACGCGGCGGGCGAAGAGGGTGAGGGTGACGCGCACCAGCTCGTCGGATCGGGTGCTCATCTCGTGCACGATGACGGGGTCGTCGGCTGATGCGGCGAGCGACTGTCCGTTGATGCGTACGTCGTTGGGTGCGATGACGCTGCCGCCGGTGGTGTCGTCTGTGGCCCGGCCCTTCTCGATGATCTCGATGACGGCGCCCCGCGGTGGCGTGCTGTCGTCGGCGCGCCAGGTGCAGGTGCACGGCGCGCCGTTGATCAGGAGGCGGTCGCAGTCGGGCTTGGGGCACTTGTCCGTGCTGTGCACGGGGTCGCCCATGCGGTAGGCCATGGCGTGGGCCTTTCGTCAGAGGAGTCCGGGGTGTTGTTCGGGGGGCCGTCGTCGTCCTGGTGGGGGGTTGGCTGCTCGTGCGGCGTTGCCTTCGGCGCTGGACTTGTACCGGTGGCAGTGGGGGGGCACTCGGTCGTGGGCCCAGTCGAGGTTGTCGAGGCTGTGATCGTCGCCCGGCTGCTTGTGGTCGAGGTAGTCCCCGCCCGGGTCTCCGCACAGGTGGCAGATGTGATCGGGATTGCGGGCGTGTGCTGCGGGGCGGATACGGGTGCGCCAGTCTGCCGGGAGCCGGGATCGGCGCGTGCTGCCCTGCCAGCCGCCGCTCATGGCGCTGGCCTTCCGTCAGTGTCGCCTCGGTACTTGGCGAGGGCTTGGCTCACGCGTTCCTCGCCCCAGTCGCTGGAGTCCCACCACTCGACTGCCTTCCACACCTCGGTGAGCCGTTCTAGGCGTGCGGTTGCTCGCACTTCCCACTGCCGCAGCAGGAGGAGGAGTCCTTCGGTTTCGCGTGCAGCGTCTTGTGCGTAGCCGAGTCCGGCGAGCCGGGTGGCCATCTCTTCGAGGTCGTAGCGGTGGGCTTGGAGGTCTTCAAGGTCTTGGACCGCGCAGAGGTAGTTGTACGAGCCGCCGCTCATGGTGCGATCAGCGGCCCCGTGTTGACCTTGCAGTCCGGGTGGTGCGGTACGTCCCCAGTTTGAAGTGCTCGCCACGGTTCGCATGTGCAGGTGACGGCCGGATCAATCCGGTCGGCGATGTGGTCGTAGGTGCATCGGGGGCAGCCGAGGCCGCCATTGCACATGTAGTGCTCTGGCGCCGCCTGGCGGATCGCTTCGGCGACGACGCGCAGTTCAGTCACAGCGTGGCCTCCGAATGCTCGGCGGCGGGCCATCGGATCGGCTGCCCATCGGCGTCGACCGCCACCTCGTTGGCGGGGATGGCGATGGTCTCTTCGAAGACGAGGACGCAGCGGGCGCCGATCTGCTCGGCCACGGACGGGCGGCTCAGCAGTCGCTGTTCGCCTTCCACCGGGATGAACGGCCCTTCGGTCATGCCGAGGGCGGCGGCGATGGTTTCGTCGGCTTGGTCGACGATGAGCACGAACGGCGGCCGAGCGTCGTCGGCGCCTTCGGGCAGTTCGAGGATCTGGAGGCGGGCCATCAGGTCACCGCCTCAGCTTCGTCCTGGCGCTCGGCCCGGAGGATGTCGCCGATCTCCAACAGGGCCTGCGCGACGGCGACGGTGGCGATGGCCTGCGCCTTGGCGGCGCGCGCTTGAATCTCGGCGCTGGCCACCTGGCCCTGCGGCATTGCGTTGAGGTCTTCGGCGGCCTGCCCGAGAGTGCGGCTGGCGAGTTCGCGGTAGCTGGGTACGGCGGCCATCAGTCGGCCACCTTCTCGTCGCCCGGCATGCGGACGATGCTGAGGACGTTGCTGTCGGGCACGAGCGCGACGGTGCCGTCATCGTCGTCGACGAACCTGTAGTGGTCCTCGGACGCTTCGTGCTGGACGGATGCGGCGGCGACTTGCTCTTGGTCACCACTGGTGTAGGCGATCGTGTAGCGGGCCATGGCGCGGGCCTTTCGTCAGTCGTCGTCTTCGTCGGTGAGGGCGTAGCCGGAGTTCTCGACGGCTTGCGCGGCGGTGATCATGCCGAGGCCGGTGATCCAGTCGAGGGATTCGGAGCGGCCCTTGGTGATCGATACGCTGCCGTCGGCTTTGAGGGTCTTGATGATGACGATGGCGTCGAGAGGCATGTCGTCGCCGTCGATGTCTACGGTGACGCCGAGGGTGTCGAGGATCTGCCCGACGGACTGGTAGGCCATGGCGGCTCACCTCCGGCTAGCACGGACGTCGGGAAGTGGGTGGTGGCCCGCCCGCCGCCTCGGTTCGGGCGGGCCACTCGCGCCGCGCGCCGCTGGTGGGGCCAGGGCGGGCGCGTCTCAGTCGTCGTCGGGTGCGCGTTCGGTGTCGGAGGCGAGCGCGAACCCGATGCCGGGCTTCGATGCAGGCTCGGGTGCGGCGTCGAGGAGGCGGCGGGCGGTGCCTTCTGCCGCAGCGAGCTTCTTCCGGGACTTGCCCTTGATGCGGACGTGGACCTCGCGGTCGCCGGAGGTGACAGAGATGCGCATGCCGGTCAGGCGGGGTCGTACGTGGCGGCGAACACGTCCGGCTTGCAGGGGTAGAACCTGCCGGGCTGCTTCTCGGGGATGATCCAGTCGCCGTGACGGGCAACCGCGAGTTCACCGTGGACGGTCCGGACATTCATGGCGATGAAGTTCGGACCATCTTCACCGCAGGTGTCGGACGCCTCGCTGGCGCTGATCTCACGCGCACCACCGGGGTTGGCGTCCTTGAAGGCGTCGCCGAGGAACTCGCACACCTCGCTCCAGGTAGTCCAGCGGAGCTGCACGGCGTCGATCTCTACGGGGCGCTTGCGGTAGCGGGCCATGGCGCGGGCCTTCCTGTCGGCAGAGGTTGGGCCGTGCAGGGCGGGGCCAGCAGCACCCTTGCTTGTGGACGTCCCGCCCTGCGCGGGGTACTGGGGGGTCAGGCGGCGGCGCGGTCGAGAACGCGGGCGGCGCGGGGCCGGACGGTCTTCTCGGCGGCGGCGATCTGCTGCTGGGTGTAGATGCGGCGGCCGTGCTCGTCCCGGTGGGGGTCGGTGAGGATGCCGCGCCGTTCCCAGCTGTAGATGGTCTGCACGGAGCGGCCGGTGAAGGCGGCGGCCTGCCGGATGGTGAACCACAGGGTGCCGGCCGCGTCTTCGCGCGCGGTGTCGTCCACTGTCACCTCCCGGGTACGACGAACCCCCGCACGGTGGCGGGGGTCCGGGTGGCTGTGGGCGCACGTGTGGCGCTGCTGCCGATTATGCGTAGCACCAATCAGCTAGTCAAGCGCCAGCCTGGATGGTGCCGGTGAATTCCGGGGACGTTCCCTCGCCGAGGGGGTCGGCTTCGCTGACTCGCTCGAGGAGCACGACGATCTTCCGGCCGTACCGCTTGCCGAAGCCGTAGTCCTCGGTTTTCACGGTGGTGACGCCTGGTGCGAGGCGTCCTTCGAGTGGGTCCATTTCGTCGGTGGCGTAGGCGGACGCTTCGCCGCCGGAGGTGCCGCCTTCGACGGTCGTGCTGAGGTCGTCGAGCACGGCGGGCTGGTCGCCGCTGTTGGTGATCTTGATCTTGAGGCGGAAGCCCAACTCGCCGGGCTCTTCGTCCCAGCCGGGGATTTCGCGGGCCTCGGTCACGGTGACCTTGATGTCGCCCCAGTCGTACGTCTGACCGAAGGTCAGGTCCGTCTTCTGCGCCTCCTGGTCCTCGCCGCACTGCTTCATCCATTCGGCTTGGGAGAGCTGGGAGTCAGGGCCGCAGTCGGCTGCGGCGCCCTTGGTGGACGCGGGCTTCTCGTCGGTGGCCGGCGAGCTGGTGTCGTCGCTGCCGCAGGCGGCGGTGAGCGCGAGGCCTGTTGCCAGCGCCACGGCGGAGCAGGTTCGTCGGATTCTCATGTGCGGTCGCTCCAAGGCGTGATCATGGCGGAGCGGGGGGTGACGGTGACGACCATGCCAGATGACGCCGGGCTATGTGGGCGCTTCTGGGTGGAATGCGCTGGCCCCGCCCAGGGGTTGGGCGGGGCCGTTGGAGGTCAGCCGGAGGCGGCGGTCACGACTTCTCGGGCGGGGGCTGCTTCTCCGCTTCCCGCTTCTCCCGGCTCTGCTCGTTGCGGCGGGCGAGGTCCTCGCGGCTGATGGTGCGCTGGAATGCCATGATCAGTAGTCCTGTCTCCTGGTTGGGGATGGGCCGGGGCGGCCGTTGCTTGGCGGTAGGGGCCGCCCCGGAGCTGGCGGTGTGCTCAGGTCTGGTCGACGGTCGGATCGGCGCCCGGTGGCGCCGGAGTCGTGCTCGGGGCGATAGCCGCGTCGAGGGCGGCGGCGGCCTGGCGGGCGATGTCGTTTGACTGCGTCGGCGTCGGCGTCGTCGTCGGCGCCGGCTTCGGCTTCGGCGGCTTCGGCCGCTGCTCGGACAGCGCCGGTACGCCCGCGGCTTCGGCGGCCTGGGCGTACAGCGCGGCGGAGACGAGCAGGAGGGTCGCCAGGAAGTGGAAGCCGAGTGTCTGCAATGGGCCGGCGAGGTACTCGTTCCAGAAGGCGGTCAGTTCGGCGTCAGGGATGTGGACGAGCAAGAAGTCGCGGGCCACTCTGCTGTAGAAGACGGTGAAGGCGAGCAGCATCACCGCTGCCAGTGGGGCTCGGAGCGCGATGTGCAGGGCCACGCGGGGGCGGGACATCGCGCCTGCCGCGCGGGCGGCGGCCAGGGGGCCGTAGAGCTTGCTGCACGCCTCGTCGAACTTCCTGTCGCCGGTCGACCGCTTCGCTGCTCCTGCTGCTTTGGTGATGGGCTCGAACAGGTCGGCAAGGTTCCGGTGGTAGTACGGCGAGTTGAGCAGGCGGTGACCTTCTCGGGCGTGCTTGCGGATCTGCCGGTCTTCCTCAGCGCTCAGCTTCTCGACGGGCACGGTGGCGACGGGGGTGATGTCGGGTACGCGGCCTTGAGCGCCGAGCGCGTTGATCCATACCCGCATGGCGGGGTTGCTGGGTGAGGCGAGGTGGCCGCCGAGGCGGTCGAGGACAGGTTGCGTGGTCTTGCCCACGTAGCGGATGGTCCCGTCGCGGGGGTCGCTGAGGGTGTAGATCGTGCCGTCGCCGGTCTTGGTCACGAGGGTGGGTTCCTTGGTCAGTGAGTGAGGTGGATGGCGCTGCCGAAGTGCCGCCCGAGATCGGTGTCATCCACACCGGACCCCTTCTGAGAGGGGTCGGGAGTGGGGCCGCCGCGTGTGGATTCCCGCAGGTCAGAATCGCTCTCCACGTGCGGAGAGCGGGGATGTGGAGCGGGGTCGGGGAGTGGGCCGGGCAGATCCTCGAGCAGCTGCTCGATGGTGCTCCTGCGCACCCCTGTGCGTCCGCTGATTCGCCCTACCCGGAGGGTGCGGTCGACGCCCACCTCGAAGTGGTCGAGCATGCGCCGCATCTGGGGGTCGGTGAGGTGGGCCAGGGCGGGCCTCGCGCGCAGCCTGGCGTAGAGGTCGGACAGGTGGATGCCGGCGCGGTCGCGGGTGGCCTCGTCCAACCAGCGGGCGAGGGCTGCGCGGAGCCTGTCGTGCTCGGCGGCGCTGTGCTCGCCGTGCCCCGTCTTGTGGCTGCCGTCCTGCTTGGGGTCCTCGGCGGACGGCGGGGCCGCGCGCCAGGCGGCCCAGCACCACCAGCCGGTCAGCGCCCACATCAGCCACGGCAGGGCGCGGAGAATCTGACAGGCGAGCCAGGCCGCGCCCGCCAGCACCGCGAGGCGCAGGAGGGGGCCGAGGACTGCGCGCCAGCCGGTCAGGTCTTCGCGACGCCCGGCCCGTATCCAGGCGATGAGGCGTTCACGCTGTCGGGCGGCCAGGATGCTGGAGCCTGCGGCCAGGCGGCGGGCGGCGCGGGTACGTCCAGCCCACGCGGTGATCAGGCGCTTCACAGCAGGCCCTTACCGGAGTTGAGCGCGGCGACGGCGTGCGCGCCGAGGGTGTTGATGCTGTCGGGCAGCCACGAGAGGGCCGCGGCGACTCCGGGCAGGAACCCGAGGATCGCGAAGGTGACGAGGCCGCCGAGGATGCGGCGGCGGTCCTTCTTCCCGGAGGCGCGGTAGAGGAGGATCACGCCGACCAGGATGAGGCAGACGACGGCGCCGCCTGCGGGGGTGAGGACGCCCATGCGGGCGGTCTCCAGCGGGGCGCTGCCGGTGCCGGTCGTGGAGGTGACGGCCTTGTCTCCGGCGCGGGTGGAGAGCCCGGCGATACCGGAGGCGCCCCAGCCGAGCGCGCCTCCTACGCAGATCGTGGCGAGCGCGCCGAGAATCGCGCCGGACCCGTAGGGCAGCAGGGCCTTCGGGTCGCGCTTCCCTTCGGTCCACCAGGGGCGGAGGTTGGCCCAGAGGATGGCGAGGGCGACGACGATGCCGCCGAGGCTCAGTGCGACGTTCACGGGTGGACTCCGGTGAGTGCGGTGATCGGGTCGAAGAGGCTGATGGCGCCGGTGGCGCCGATGCAGGTGGTGACCAGGAGGAGTCGCGCCCACCAGGTGCGGCGACGCAGGTCGGCGAGCACCGCGAAGGTGAGGGCGAGTCCGGCGAGGGTGTAGGCGGCGGGGATGCCGGCCTCGGTGCGGCACTGGTGGGTGGTGGCGGCCCAGGCGGTGGCGGTGCTGTGGCCGGACGGGGGGATGGGCATGACGGCGAGTGCGGCGGCGATGAGGGTCTGCCAGGGGCGTATCCAGGCGCGGAGCCAGGACCAGTCGCGGCGGGGACGCTCCGGCTCGATGTGCGGCTCGGCGAGCTGGACCGTGACGTGGACCTCGAGCGGTGCCGGGCGCTCCGGCGGGGCGGGCCAGGGCCACGCCGCCGCCGGCGGGGGGATCGGTGGCGGGGGTGGTGGGGCGGCGGGTGCGGGGGTGCGCCAGGGGGGTATCGCGTCTGCGGCGGGCGGGCCGGGCGGCAGGGGCGCGGGCAGCGACTGCCCGGCGGGGATGATGCGGCTCGGAACGATCGGCCCGTCAGTCACGGCGCACCCCGCACTCGTGCCCGCGGGCGTCGGCGAGTGCGCGGGCGAAGGCGCGTGCCGGGTAGCCGGTGGTGACGTGGCGGCAGGTGCCGCAGCGCCAGGCGTAGCCGTGCTCGGTCCACTCCCCGCGGGTGCTGCGCAGGGTGTACTCGGCCCGGTGGAGGTGCACGGCGGCGCCGGAGCGGCCGGTGACGGTGGTGATCACCCCGGACAGCGGCGGCCCGCCCGCGGCACGCTGTACGGGCGCGAGGTGCGGCACGGGGCCGCGGTCGTCGGCGGGGTGCCGCTCGGGCGCGTACGAGTAGCCGGGCGGGAGCGGCGGCAACGCTGCGGCAGCAACGGTGTTGCGGTCCTGGAGTCGCATCACTGGTCTCCGGTGTTGGTGGTGCCACGCTCGGCTGTGAGCTGGCGTTGCAGGCGCTGCGCGGTCTTCTGTCCGATGCCCAGCGCACGGATGAGGGTTCGCAGCGAGGGCACGTCCCGGTCCGGCGCGGATGGCAAAGCCCGAGCGGCTGCGAGGTGGTCTTGTTGCGGCGGTCGTTGCGCGTTACGTCGCCTTGCAGGCCGTGTTGCGGTGGGCCGCTGCTTCGCGATGTACCGGAACACCTCGGGTGCCAGGTCGAACCACTCGGTATTGCCGTTGCGGTAGTCGGCGAAGCGGGCGTGCAGCGCGCGCTCCAGTTCGGGACCGCCGTGCAACGCCAGTAGCACGCTGTCCGGGCGCAGCGCGAGGGAACCGAGGCGACTGGCGAGGTTCGAGGTGTACCCGATCTTGACTCGGCCGCCGTTCGCCACGAAATAGACGATGGTGTCGTGTACGCCGCCCAGCAGCGCATCGATTGCTGCAACGCGTGCCGCCCCTATGAGGTCCATGCGTGGCGGCGGCGTGGCGGTGTGCTGTTGCGCCGCGGCAAGCTGGTCCCGGAGAACTTCGGGGACGACCGTCAGGGCGACTTCGAGGCGATGGGGTTCGCAGAGCGGCACGGGGTGTTGCATGACTGGCTCGCGGTGGCAGCGACGACCGTCGTCGTCGGCGTTGCAGTGCTTCATGTCGGTCCTTCTTGGAGGGCGGCAACGTGCTCGGGCGCGAAGTGGAGCCGCCCGCTGGCGTCACGGTGGACAGGTGCGATGCGTTTCCGGTTGACCCAGGAGCGGACTGTTGCGGGGCTGACGCCACGGGCTTCGGCGACTTCGGCCACGGTCATCAGGCGGGCGTGGGTGGCGGATTCTGCATCGGGCGTTGCGTCGGGGAGCGTGGCGTGCACGTCGACGCGGCGGGGTGTTGTTGCAAGGGCTGCGACGGGTGCCGACATCGCGGTGTGCGGGTGCGTTCCCATGGGCGCGAGATCGAGGATGAGCCTGCGCTTCGGCGCGGGATCGGGGCCGCGGGTGGCAGGCGTGGCAGGGGGCGTTGCGTATGTTGCGGTGCTGTCGCGGTGGGTGCCGATGGCGATGCGGACCTGCGTCTCGGAGACGACCACGCCGTGCTCCGTGCACAGGGAGGCGATCTCTGCCGGAGTCGCTTCGGGTTTGGCGGCGGCCACTCGGCGCACCGCGTCGAGTGGGTGCATGTGGGTGAGTTGCTGGTGCACGAGTGCGGCCGGGGTGCGCGGGGTGGCGGGCGGCTGCTCGGGCTGCCACGGGGAGGCCAGCTCGACCGTGGACAGCTGCGCAGCGCCGCGGCGCCCGGCGAGCTGCCGCATCAGCTGATGCCGCTGCTCCCCGTCGAGTGCAGCGCCGGAGCGGGTGACGGCGGCGGCGAGGCGGGCGCGTCCCCAGGGCGAGAGCCAGCGGCGGGAGGCGAGGCGCACCGCGCGGGCGGTGGCGCGGTCACGCGAGATTTGCTCCGCGCTCCGGTCCCGCACCGCGAGGCCGAGGCGGGACAGCAGCCGCTCGCGAAGCTCGCGGGCGAGCACTGCGGGCAGGCCGGAGGAGCGCGCGCCGGGCTTCGCGTGGCGCAGTTCGATCCCCATTGCCAGGTGCCACAGCAGCGCGGCGAGTACCGGCCCGACGAACGCGCGGACCGTTCCGCCGACCGCGCCGGATTCCGAGAAGGCTGGCACGATCTGCACCCCGGTGATCACCCACACCAGGACGCCGGGCGTTCCGGGGGCGCCGGACTGCCGCAGGTTCTGTCGGGCCATCAGCGCGCACGAGAACAGGGCCAGCTCGGCCGCGGCGAACATGGCGGCCCGCTCGATCGAGTCGGTCATGCCGAGCCGGTGTTCGGCGAACGCCCAAGAGGTGTCCGCGCTGTAGGCGGTGCAGGCTGCCGCGGCGAGCCCGGCGACGAGCACGGCGGCCGGGGGACGGCGGGCGGCCCGAACGGCGCACACCGTCGACCAGATGGCAGTGGTGGCCAGCAGGAGTACGGCCGCGCCGAGCCCGGCTGCGGGGTAGGGGTGCGTACCGGCCCAGCGGACAGCGGTGTCCAGGTCCATGACGAAGGGGCTCCCGGGGAGGGGCCGGGCCGCCATGCGCGGCCCGGCCGGGGTGGGTCAGCTGCGGTCGGCTCCGGCGGCCTCGTTGCCGTTGCTGCGGGCCTGGCCGAGCTGCTCCCGGGCGGTGGCGGCGCGGGCCGTGGCCCCGGCGTAGTCGTCAGCGGCCTGCGCGAGGATGCGCGCCGCCTCCGGGCTGGGCGCGGTCGTGGGCTGGTCGGTACGATCCGACATGGTCATCTCCTGGTGAAGTCAGGTGGATGGCTGGCCCCGGTGGAGGTGCAACTTCGCCGGGGCCGTTCTGTTCACGGACGGAGGAGGGTCCCCGAGCCGTTGTGTAGGCAGACTACACACGTGTAGGCTCACTACACAAGACGGCAGGACGACCGCCTCCCGAGCCCGGAGAGGTGCGGAGATGAGCGACCAGGCGAAGGAGGTGGAGCGCGTGCTCGAAGCGGTCGATGCGGTTGCAGCGGGCGAGCCCCCGGCGGTACGGGCCAAGCGGCTGGCCAAGATGCTGGACTCGGTACGCGAGCGGGTTCGCAGGGAGCGGCAGCAGGCGGTGCGGGAGATGCACCAGAGCGGAATGACCTACCGGCAGATCGCCAAGGAGTTGGAGATCAGCTTCGGCCGTGTTCGGCAGATCCTCGCCGAGGAGACCGGGCCGCCGCCGGAATGAGAGAAGGCCGAGCGGTGTGGAAGACCGCCCGGCCGAGAGCACCCAACAGAGAGAAAGGCGCTCCATGGGCGTACCGAATGGGTCAGTGAGTGGCGCAATGGTTCACCCTGGCGCCGCCATCAAAGGTAGTAGCGAAACGGCTGTCTACCGGCTGTACGGCAAGTCGGATCGCCTGTTGTACGTGGGTATCGGCCGAAGCCCGATGGCCCGTTGGGGCGCGCACGCAGAACTCCCGTGGTGGCTGGACGTCGCCCGGTTCACGGTGACCTGGTTCTCCACGAGGCGGGAGGCACTCGCAGAGGAGTTGAAGGTTCTCCACGAGGAAGACCCGTTGCATAACGTTCAGGGGACAGCGCGCGGTGCGCTGGCCACCGGCAACGGCGTACGTGCGGCGTTGGCCCGATCTCGCCAGCATCAACAGCAGGCGTCCGAGCAAGCCGAAGGAGACTCCCCCTGATGAAACTCGCGACGGAACGGGATAGGCCCGCCGCTGTGTACCGGCTGTACGACGCAGACGAAACCCTCTTGTACATCGGGTCGAGCTACGACCCGGACCGTCGTTGCCGAAACCACTACGGCAAACCGTGGTGGTCCCAAGTCGCCCGCCGGGTGGATCAGTGGTGCCCGTCCAAGACAGCGGCTCTCGCCGCAGAGGCGGCAGCCATCACGGCAGAGAACCCAGCCCATAACGAGATCGGCACGCCCCGCTATGAACCGCCCGCGAAGAAGGCGGAGGCTCGGGTTGCGAGCGCAGACCTGTCGATAGCGCAGATCGTTGCGCGGCACGGGGTCACCCGTCAGACGGTTCACACGTACCGCCGCCGTGGCGTCTTCCCTCGGCCGGTCGAGGGTGAGGGCAGTACGCGCCCTCGGTTCCATGCGCAGGAGGTGGCGACCTTCTTCGCGCAGAACCCGAAGCAGCCGGGCAAGCGAACAGACCGCGCCCCTGACCAGCAACGAGGAGCCACCATGGCCGACACCTTGACCGCGTTCATCCGCGCCCGGCTGGCCGAGGACGAGCAGGCGGCGCGGCTCATGGAGGAGCACTATCCGAGCCCTTGGGATCTTGCTGACCGTGGGTGGATGGCGCATGTCGTCGCCGATCGCCCGGACTACCGTGAGGTGACGCGGCTGGAGCGGTGGGCCGGGCAGCCGGAAGGGTCGGGGGCCCCGGACTTGGGGGAGATCGTCGCTCACATCGCCCGGCATGATCCGGCCCGCGTGCTGCGCGAGGTCGAGGCGAAGCGGCGGATCGTGGCCCTGCACGAGCGGCTGCCTGTCGGGGAGTTCTGCGCCACGTGCGACGCCCCACTGGGCATCCCCGGTCTCTCTGATGGGTGTGCCACGCTCCGGCTCCTCGCCACGACGTACGCCGATCACCCTCAATTCCGTGAGGAGTGGCGGCCGTGACCGACGGCCCGATGTGGAGTCGTGACGTCTGGGAGGCGGTGCTGGAGGCGCAGGACGGCCGGTTGGCCTACTTCTGCCCGTTCTGTCCGAATGACGGTCTAGTCGTCTTCGGGTCCGGCCGCGTGCTCCAGCTGCCCGTGTACCGGAATGCAACGGGTTTCACGATCACGGTGGAGGGTGACGGGCCGTCCGTGGTGACGTGGCGACCATGCGGCCACCGTGTCGTGGTGGAGGGGCGCCTCGACCAGCCGTAGCCGCGCCCGTACGCACGGAAGCGCCCACCCCAGCCGGGGCGGGCGCTTCGTCGTGCCGGGGCTAACCAGCGTCGGGTTTCCGGCAGGTGTGGAAGCGGTAGGTGCGTCCGCCCCAGGTGCGCCACTCGCCCGTGAAGCCGTCGCAGTCCTTGGTGAGGCACACGGTGCTGGGGCGCCGTCGACGCGGCGGCTCGGGTGTGGCGTCTCCTGGCGGGGCCAGGACCGATTCCGCCCGCCACGGGGGCGTGTTGACGGCACGCTGCGGTCCGGCGGGGAGCCAGCCGCCCTCGTCGTACTGCTCCGAGACTGGGCTCACGCGATGGCCTCCTGCTCATCTCGGGTCGCGATGGCGACGCGGGCGGCGAGGGCGAGATCGTCTCGGGTGTACAGGCTGCCGCAGGCACAGCACTCCACGTACGTCTGCCAGTCCTCCTCCACGAGCGCCAGCTCGGAGCAGGCCGCGCGGGGGCAGGGTTGGGTGACGGGGCGCCGGCGGGGCCGGGTGCGGGTGATGCCGCGGATGGTGGCCATCATGTCGCTGATCTCGCGCGTCATCTCGGGTATCCACGGCTGCGCGCAGCACCAGTCGAGGTGGGGCGCGAGCCAGGCGGCGAGCTGTGCTTCGTCCGCCCGGATGGGTCCGCGTAGGCGCCGTTTCTCGGCGACGAGCCGCACCCAGGAGGTGAGGGTGCTGGAGATGGGCAGCGGCCCGTGCTGGTCGCCGTACGCGTCGCGGACGTCACCGCGGGCCGCCGGGCCGAGGAGGTTGAGGACGTCCTCTCGTCCGGGGAGCGGGGCGGTGCGGCTTCCGGCGACGCGGGTGCCGCCGCCGGTCTCCCGCTGACGGGACCCGCGCAGCACAACCATTTGCGCGGGGAGTTCGGCGAGCCAGCCGCGCATGCGGTGTTCGCAGGGGTGGCAGGCCCAGCGGCCGTGCTCGTCGTCGCGGAGGGTGCGCGGGCAGCAGGCGCAGAGGGTGGTGTGGTCCACGAGGGTGCTCCCTTGGTGCGGGCGGTACGGGGTGCGGGGCCCGGCCGCAGGGGGACGGCCGGGCGAGGGGGTCAGCGGTGTCGGGGGGGCGGGCCCGCGGTGTCGTCTTCCCATGGGCGTATGTGGCACCAGGTCTCGCATCCGGTGGCGCGGCCAGCCGAGCAGTACCAGCAGGTGTGGGGGCAGGTGTACGGGTCGGCGCACGTGCACGGGGCGGCTGTGTGCCCGTCTGAGGCTCGAACTCCCGTCCCGGCGACCGCTGGTGTGTCCGCGCCCTTCTGGGGCGTCACAGCGCCCGTGTGGCCTGCGTGGCGGGGCGGTTGGGCGGCCCGGTGGGGCGCGTCGTTGGCGGCGGCCTTCGCGGCGAGCCGCTCCCGCTGGACACGGAGCAGCGCCTGGTGCGGCGTCTCCGGCTGGGTGAGCGCGTCGGCGGAGGCGTCCGCCCACGCGGCGAGGGCGCGCATCTGGCGGGCGGCGGCGCGCAGGTGATGCGCCTCGTACTGCTCGGTCATCTGCGCCTCCTGGTGAGCCGTTGGGTGGCGGCGCGTATGGGGTCGGGTCCGGGGGTGGCGGCGGTGTGGCCGAGGGGCAGCGCGGTGACGGTGCACACCAGCGCCACGTAGGCGAGCAGGGTCAGCACGGCGGTCTCCCCGGGCCGGTGACTTGGGCGAGGAAGTACGCCGTGCCGCTCTTGCTGCGGCAGTACGTCTCGCGGTGCCCGGCGGGGCGAGCGCAAGGCGGGTAGTTGGTGCCGCACGCGGACTCCGTTCGGCCGCACAGAGGCACTTCGCGGTCCGCCTCGGGCTGCTGGGCGCTGTCGAGGTGCCTGCGGATGCGGTCGGCGAGGGCGCATCCGGCGCACGCCAGGTCGGGGCCGAGGCGGTCGTGCGCTCCGCCGTGCCGGTGCAAGGCATCGGTGAGGCGCAGCTGCTCGGCGAGGAGTTCGCGGGCGGCGGCGAGGTGCTGCTCGAGGCGGGCGCCGTCTTGCTCGAGCGTGACGGCCACCGTGCGGGCGCGGTCCCGCTCGGCGTACAGGGCGTCGAGCTGGTCGTCAGTGATCTCGCTGGCGGTCGGGCGGTCGGCCATCACGCACTCCTCGTCTGCTGGCTGATGGGGTTGGGGCGCTTCGCGCAGGCAGCGCAGACCGCGAGGCGGGCGCCGTTGCCGACGGGCACGTCGCGCTTGCCGCAGGCGGTGGTCACGAAGTTGCTGTTCGGCACGTAGCGGCCGACATGGCGGACTCGGCCGCCGAGGAAGGCGACGCGCAGCGGGTAGGGGTCGGTCATGTCAGGCTCCGGTGGTGTCGTCGGGGCGGTGGGTGAGGTAGTGGCAGGGGCACTGCCGTGTCACGCGGGGGTCGCAGCCGTCCGTGCAGTCGGCCGGGTCCGGGGCGGTGCAGTCGCATTTCGCGTCACGGCGCCAGCGCTCCCAGACGCGGCGGTCGTAGGTCTCGGCGGGGCGGGCGGTTGGTGCCAGGACGCAGCGGCTCGGGGTGCTGGTCTGCCAGCCGGTGCCGGGCATGTCGCATGCGATGACGGCGGGGTGGCGGTCGACGTAGTCGTAGGTGGTGGCCAGGCCCTCCATGTGGGCGTCGCAGACGAGACTGAATCGGCCTGCCGGGGCGAGGAGCCAGGCGATGTGCCACTTGGCGGCGTGGTCACACCGCGGGTCGGTGGGCCAGGTGCGGCCTCCGCAGCGGAGCTCACCGGAGTAGGGAACGGTGCTGCCTGTCGGGGTCCTCATGCTGTGCCCGTGGTGTCGTCGGGGCGGGCGAGGCGGCGGAGTTCGGTGGCTACTGCCCCGGCGCCGTTGCTGGCCTCGGAGTTCGCGGCTGCGTGGTATCCGGCGGCGATCTCCTCGGCCACGTCAGCGGCGTCGTCGTTCGCGGCGGCGCGGACCTCGGCGGCCTGGGTGGCGAGCTGCGCGGTGAGGCGGGCGATCTGGCCCTGCTGGTCGAGCAGGGTCTGGGCAATCCGCGTGTGGTCGAGGTAGTTGGTCATCGGGTCCTCCGGTGGGTGTGGTGTGCTGGCGGTGGGCCCGCGCTACTGCTTCAGCAGTGGGTTGCCGGTTCCGTAGGTGGCGAGGTACTCAAGCGCCGCCTGGTGATGGTTTTCGTGAACACCGACGACGAAGTTGCAGTAGGTGCAGAGCAACGCTCGGACGACGCCGGTGGCGTGGCAGTGGTCGACGCTGAGCCGCTTGCCTGGAGCGGGGGGCTTGCGACAGATCGCGCACATGCTGTCTTGGGCATTGACCATCGCCGCGTACTGCTCGGCGGTGAGTCGGTAGTCCTCCCACAACTTCCGCTTGAGGCGTTGCTCCCGCGTTTCCCGACGCTTCTCGCGACCCTTCTGCTTGCGGTAGGCAGCGCGGCAGAGACGGCATATCGTCATGAACTTCTTGTCTCTGCCGTTCTTGTGAAATCCGGACTCGGGCTGGGACTCACCGCACCGGCGGCAGCGTTTGAGGACTTCTACGGGTTCGAGGAAATCGAACAGGGTAAGGGCCATGAGCTCTCCGGCGTGGTTGGGTTCGAGGCGTGGTCCACTCCCGGCTCGAACGGGAGTGGACCGCTTGCACATCTCGCCTCGGGGCGGGCCTGCTGCGGGTCAGCGGATGGCGCCGCGGGTGACCTTGGCGGCCAGGCGGGTCAAGTAGTCCGCGGTGGACTCCCGCGAAGTGGCGGACTCGCGGGCCTTCTTCAGCAGCCACGCGGCGAACTTCGCGTCGCGGGCCTGCGCGACCTCGGCGTCGTACGCGCCTGGCACCTCGCGGGCCTCGTCTCCGTCGCGGTGCCAGGCGGAGACGGCGGCCTGGGTAAGGACGCCAGCGCGTAGCCGGTCAATCTCGGCGAGGAGCGCGGGCACGTCCTGCCGGGCCTGGGCCATGAACTCGGCGTCGGCGACGTCGCCTTCGGTCGCAGCGATGCGGCCGATCGCTCTAAAGGCCGGACTGCTGCTCTCGCCGGCCCAGACTTGGCATGTGAAGGAGTCGGTGCACTCCACCTGCTTCCACGGGCCAGGCGTCGCCGCGGATTCACGGGCGCGGATCTCCTGTTCGCGTGCGGGTGTCAGGTGGGTGATGGGCTGGGTGGTCATCGGTGCCTCCAGGGCGAGTTGTCCGGTCACGGGTGCGGCCGGGTGTCGGGACGGGACGGCGCCGGACGGCGGCGCCGGGGGGTGAGTCTTGCGATGGCACACCCGGCCCAGCCCGCGGCGGACCGACTCCGGGTCCCGCAGCGGACGCTTGCAGGCAAGGCACTTCGGCGGCGGGTCGGGGTCGGGGGCGGTCACCGCTTGCCCTCCGCCCAGCAGGCGGGACAGATGTCCCTGCCGCCGGGCCGCAGCCGCCAGCCGTCGGAGCGTCGCAGCCTGCGGACATCGCCGACGGTGTACGCGAAGGCGTGATGCGTCTCGGCGTCACATTCCGGCCGACCGTCGCAGCGGATGACGGGGTACGAGGCGGCGGTCACGCGGGCACCTCGCCGAGGTCGAGCACGCCCTGGGCGAAGCGGTCGCGAGCGAGGTCGTGGTACTCGGCGTTCAGGTCGATGCCCACGTACTTGCGGCCGAGCTGCCGGGCCGCGGCGCCCGTGGTGCCGCTCCCGCTGAACGGGTCGGCCACGACGCCGCTCGGTCGGCAGCCGGCCTTGATGCAGCGCAGCGGAATGTCGATCGGGAACACCGCGAAGTGCGCAGCGGGATACGGGCGGGTTGCGATCTCCCAGACGTCGCCGGGGTTGCGGCCGCGGGCGTCGGGCCCGGCGTAGGCACCAGTCGCGGTGCGCCGGTGATTCAGGTCGCGAGCCCGGAACGCTCGGCTGCCTGCGCGCCGCTCGGGAGCGGTGTGCGGCTCACGGATCGCGTCGAGGTCGAACCGGTACCGCGGGCTGCGGCTGAACATGAACAGGTGCTCATGCCGACCGCTGAGCCGGTCGGTCACGGACTCCGGCATCGCGTTGGGCTTGGCCCAGATGATCTCGTTGCGGAGTATCCACCCGTCGTCCTGGAGTGCGAACGCCACCCGCCACGGGATGCCGAGCAGCTGCTTCGCTGCCAGCCCGCCGCCGGACTTGCCGCCGCTTCCGGCGGGGGTGGTGCCGTGGTTGCTGCGCCCTGCCAGCCCATCGGTCTTGGACTCGCTCCCCTTCGGCGGACAGGCGTAGCTGTCGCCCAAGTTGAGCCACAGCGTGCCGTCGTCGGCTAGCACCCGGCGCGCCTCGGCGAAGACGGTGCGCAGCTGGTCCACGTAGGCCGCGGGGGTGTCCTCCAGCCCGTACTGGCCGGGCGTGCCGTAGTCGCGGAGTCCGTAGTACGGCGGGCTGGTCACGATGCAGTCCACGCTGGCGTCGGGGAGCGTGCGCAGTACCTCCAGCGCGTCGCCGAGGAGCAGGGTCACCTGCTCGTCGCGGTAGTACGGCACGGTCGTCACTTGTCCTCCAGGGGGAGCAGGGTGAGTTGGTCGGGGTGCAGGTCGTGCGGGGGCGGTCACGCGGCGGCGTCCAGGTCCAGGACGAGCTGGTCGGCGGCGAGGTCGCGCCAGCGCGACGGCTCGTGCACGAGCGTCCACCGGTAGCCCCGCCCGCCGTCCGCGTCCGCGAGGTCCAGCCGCCACACGGTGAGGCCGCGGGCCATCGGCTGGAAGATGTACACGTGGGCGCCGATGGTGCGCTGCCACTGGCCGGGCGCGTCGTGGTAGCCGAAGCCGCGGCCGTAGAGCCGCATCCCGCCAAGCCGGGCGGGGGCGGTCACGCGGCACCCCCTGCGCGGCCGGCGACGGGGACCACGGTCAGCGGGGCCTCGCTGAAGAGGTCCAGCGCCCCCTGGCCGGCCAGGGGGCGGTTGGACCACACGACTTCGGTGCGGCTCTTCGCGCCGATGGCGTTGCCGGTCATGGTCTGCTGCTCGTATCGGTGCCAGCCGTCGTACAGCTCGGCGTACAGCGGGCTGGCGTAGCCGGAGAGCACCACCGCGGCGGCGCAGTCCCGGAGCGCGGCCGCGAGTTCACGGTGATCCGTCTCGCCGCGCATCTCGCAGCGGTAGTTCGAGTGCGGCCGCGTACTGCCGAGGTAGGGCGGGTCCACGTACAGCAGCACCTCGGGCTGCGCCCCGTACTTCCCAATGAGCGTCAGCGCGGGCAGGCACTCCAGAGACACGCCCTGGAGGCGCTCCGCAGCGGCGGCGAGCCGGTCGACGTAGGCGGCCATGTAGCCAGGCATCGAGGCTCCTGATCCGGCCGGGTCGATGTAGTGCCGCCAGCCCGTGGTGCGAAGCGTTCCGGAGCGGCCTTGCGCCAGGCGGCACCAGATCCGCCGGGCCAGCTCCAGCTCGTCAGTGGTCGGCTCGAAGGTGGCGGCCAGCTCGGTGCGTGAGTGCGGGGTCAGCGCGCAGGCGCGGACCAGGTCGTCCGGCCGGTCGCGCAGCACCCGCCACATGGTCATCAGCTCGCCGTCGAGGTCGTTGACGGTCTCCATCGCGCTGGGGCGCTTGGCCAGCAGCACGGACAGGCCACCGCAGTACGGCTCCACGTAGTGCCCGTGCGCCGGGAGCAGCCCGGCAATCCAGGACGCGATGCGGGCCTTGCTGCCGAAGTACGGCACCGGCGGCTTCACGCGGCACCGCCTGCGCGGGCCGGGCCGGAACCGGATACCGCGGCGGCGGGCCAGAGTGCGGCGGTCGGGTCTTCCCCGCGTACGACGGCGAGCAGTAGGACCCCGTGGCAGTGGTCCGGCTCGCCGGGCTCCGGTACGGCGCACCAGCAGGCAATGTCCCAGCCCGCCAGCTCGGCGCGGATCTCCTCGTCCGACGGGTACGCGACGAGGAGTTCCGGCTGCGGGAAGCTGCGGCGCGCGACGAGGAGGTTCGCCAGCAGCAGGGTGGCGCCGTACCGCTCGGCCGGGCTGGAGTCGTACGCGCGGTACGGGGTGCCGTACTTCGAGCCGCGGCCGACGTACTTCGCACCGGCGGGCATGCCGCCGCCCTTGGTGCGGGTGCGCTGGACTCGGCGTGGGGTGCGGGTGGTCATCAGGCGGCGCTCCTGGCGGTGTCGGTGTCGGCGGTCGTTGTGGCGGCTATCTGTTGTGTGGTGGGTATGGCGTGGAGGTGGCGGGGGCGGTGGGCCTCGTCGTAGACCCAGGTGCCGAGCGCGGCTGCGAGGTCGGCGGCGTGGCGCAGCTGCTCGTCGGCGGGGGTGGCGTACGTGCGGGGCGGCTGCGGTGCGGTGTACTCGCCGCCGAAGGTGCCGGTGGGCAGCTCCTCCAGCAGCAGCCGCTCCTGGGGCGTCACGACGAGGCCCTCGCGTGCGCGGCGCATTCCCAGCGGGAGCGGAGGTTGTCGCGGTAGTAGTCCATGGTGATCAGCTCGGTGGTGATCCCTTGGCGGGCGGCTTGCTCGCGGTCGCCTCGGGTGGGGTTGAAGTGCCGGTGCGCCTGGTCGGCGGTCGCGAGAGTGCGGCTGTTGACGACGGCGAGGACGACGGAGACGACGCAGCCGCAGGGCCGTCGTTCGAGCCAGCCGCAGTCGTCGAGCGGGACGGACTCGCCGTTGACGGTGACGGTCAGGGTGTTGGTCATGAGGCGCTCCGGATCTTGGCGGTGGTGGTGCCTGCGCAGCGGGCGCAGCGGTGGTCTGTGCGGCGTGGGAGGTGGCGGGTGCCGCAGTCGGGGCAGCGGGCGAAGTCGGTGACGGTGCCGAGCGGTTGAGCGGCGGGTGGCGGCGCGGTGTCGTGGTCGTCTTGTCCTGGGACTGGATGATCGTTTTGGGGTCCGGCACCCGGATCTACCTGAGGTGGGGAAGAGACCTCGGCCGCGTCATGGGGTAGTTCCTTGGCTATCCCTGGGTTGTTCGGGTCGCGGGGGCCCGAACCAATCGGGTCGCGGGGGCCCGAACTCGGTGGGGTCGCGGTCACCCGAACTTCGTCGTCCGTACCGCCGGTAAGTTCGGGTCGCGGGGGCCCGAACTGGTTCGGGTCGCGGTCACCCGAACTTTCTTCGTTGTCCTGCCACGGCGCGGGGCTCTTTCCTGACTTCCTCGGGGCTGCCGCCAACACCGCCTCACCCGCTGCCCAGTCCGGCCACGGCGTGAGTACGAGGACGTACAGCGTCGCCTTCCCGCGCTTCTGCTCGCCCTTCACCGCGACGACACCAGCGGCGATCGCAGCCCGCAGATAGCGGCGGGTGTCCTTCTCGCTCGCGCCGGCCGCCCGTGCGATGTCCTGGATGCGGATCGGTTTCCGGTCGCCGGAGAACCGCAGCTCCCCCGAGGCGTTGGCCATGGCGCGGAGGGCGTAGAGCAGGGTCAGGATGCTGCGGCGCAGCCTGGTCGGCATGGCGGGCGCCCACTTCCACGCGAGTGCGTTCCCGAACGCGTTGGGGACGCTCCCGGGAGCCCTGCCGTCCTGACCCTGCTCTGTGCTCAACTCGACCTCGGATCGTGCGTGCGTACGGGGGGGCAATGCCGGGATGGTGGTGCTACTCGCGCTGCCTATCGAGCAGCGGGTACTCGTCCGGGAACTGCATGCCGGGGCGGCCGTTGACGAGGTTCGGCTTCAGGTGCACGCGGCAGCCGGCCTCGCGGGCCTGGATGACGATGCGGGCGACCCAGTCGAAGGGCGGAGCGAACGCGGGCACGACACCGCCGGGCTGCCGCGTCTCGGTCTGCGCGCCGATGACGACCCAGTCGAAGACGGACAGGTCGGTGAACTCCAGCGGCTCCTTGAGGGGCTCCAGCGACAGCCACTTGACCGCAGGACCGTCGATCTCCCGGAAGGCGTTCTCGGCGATGCGTACGCGCTTCTGCTCGTCCACGCTGGTGCCCACCCAGGCGCCCGGCGGCATGTCCAACCCGACGTAGCGGGCCGGGAACTTGGTGAGGGTGATGTACTGCCAGGCCGGGTTGGCGCACATGGAGGCGTGGACGGCCTGGATCCACTCGTCGGGGACCCAGCGTCCGTAGAGGTCGGCCATGGAGCAGACGAAGACGCGGCGGTAGGCGCACACCTTGCATTCGCCGTCGGCGCATCCGGGGTGCTGGTCGTCGCGGTACGCGGCCGGGATGACGGTGTTCGCCGGGGCGTCGAGGCGCTCGTGGTGGTAGAGCGGGGTGAAGCCGGTCGGGTAGGCGCCGGCGTACCGCTCGTCGGTGGCGATGGCGCGGGCGTAGCAGTAGTTGCAGCCGTGGAGGCAGCCGGTGACGGGGTTCCAGGACCAGGCGGCCCAGGAGATGCCGGTGCCGCGGGACTCGTTGAATGTGGCCTTGGCGGCGGGCTGCGGGTAGTTCACCGGCTCGCCGGTGTGGGTGCGCAAGGTGAGCGTGACCGGGCTGGGCTTCGGCGCGGGCTCGGGCTTGGGCAGGGCGGCTATGCGCTGCTTCCGCTGCCGGTCCGCCGCGTCCAACGCCAGAGCACCCGCACGAACCTGGGCGGCGAGATCCGGCGAGTCCCGCACGACGGCCTTCGCCTGCTGCACCGCCCGACCCGACGCGCCGACAGCGCGCGCGGCCATAGTGGTCGACTCCCGCTCGCGGCGGTCCGGTCCAGCTTCCCGCAGATCTGCGGGAACCGTCGAGCTTGTGACCTGCGCATTCACCTTCTCTGCGGTCTGACGGCCAGCCGCTCGCTGCGCTTCCTTCGCTGCCGCCGAGTAGTGCCGCTCGTACTCCAGTGCCATCAGCGCTTTCTGTCCGGCGTTGAGCTGGCGGCGGGCGAGGTTCTTCGACACGATCAGGTCGAGGACCATCGCCTCGGTGTAGCGCTCCGGCAGGGCTTCGAACACCGGGTCCGCTCCGGCTGCTTCGCACGCCCGGTACCGGTTGCGGCCGTCGATCAGGACCGTCCGGTCGTGGTTGAGGGCGATCGGCTCGCGCAGGCCGTTGCGCTTGACGTCGCGGACGAGTTCTTCGAATTCCTCGCCGTCGATCAGCGGGAAGGCGTCAGCGAACGGGTGCACCTCGTAGGGCCCGAGCTTCGCCATGTCAGTTCTCCTTGCCGTGGATCTTGCAGTGGCAGCGGTGGCACACCGCCGCAAGGTTTTCCGGGACGTCGAACGCGCCCCAGGGCGGATAGCGCCAGTGGTGCGGTTCTGTCGGCGGGCGCACTCCGCAGTGCTCGCAACGGCCACCGGCCCGCTCGAACACCGCGCGCCGCACCGTGAGGAACCGCGGGTGCCGCAGGTACTCGGCGTAGGTGCGGTACGGCTGGTCGACGCCGGGGCGGGGTGGCGCGTAGTGGCGGGTCACGCCGCGGCGTCCAGGTCGAACAGCGTCAGGTCCCCACCGGAGTCGGGCAGGGCATCGGCGGTCGGCGCGACGGGGCGCGGGATCATCGCGAGCCGCTGGTCGCTGCTCGCCGCCATCCATTCGCGTTCCCGGCCACTGATCTGCTTCAGCTCCGACTTCTGCAAGAAGAGCCGCAGGAGAAGGTCGTCGAACTCGCCGCAGTCCTGCCGCCACCAAGCAATGCTCACGGACCGGTTGCAGCCCTTCGCGCTTTTCCGGGCCGCGTGGTCGGTCTTGTGCCGCCACTTCTCGGCTGTCGCCACGAGATACGCCCACTGCGCTTCGTCCTGGTCGAGCGCGGCGAGTGACAAGTCGCGGTACTCGGGCAGTGCGTACTGCTGTTCCCGCACAGTGGAGAACCACTTGATGCGGACGTCGATGCTGTTCCGCTTCAGGCCGGCCGGGTTGCACCCCATGGTGGACAGGCAGCGGAACAGCCTTGCCCTGGAAGCAATCTCCGCCGCGAAGGTGGAACGCATCGCCCACTCAGTGATCGCGTTCGGGTCGTTGACGACGAATACGGCGGTGTCTCGGCCGATGTCGGTGACGTCGGCGTCCGCGCCGCTGCCGAACTGGGCGACGACGGTGGACTTGCTGACCGGGTGGGCCCACGTCTCGGAACCAACTGCGAGGTAGCCGAGACCCGGCAGGTTCGCGTCGAGATTCCCGAGGAGCCGGTCGTAGTTGGCCACGGCGATTTCGTGGAGGCGAACGCTCACCGGTATGCGGCAGGTCGCCGCGTAGTAGGAGAGGATGCCCGGCGAGCAGGCGCGGTACCAGGTCTCGCCCTCAACGGGAGCGGCGTCACCCGCGGTGAGGTCGTACCAGATCCCGCGGCGAACGCCGAGGCGCGGGATGACCCCGGCCTCCTGGCCGACGATGCTCCGCAGGTAGTCGTGTTTGATGGGTGTGCGCCAGCTGCGGCCGACGTCCATGTGCTTGGTCACGGGATGTCCTTCCGGTGGGTGCAGGTGGCCGCGTGGGTGCGGCGGATGGTGGTGACGAAGGCGGCCACTGCGTCCCCGCTGGCCGAGTCCGCCCAGCCGCAGCGCAAGCAGAGGTAGTCGGCGGCGGGGTACCGCACCCAGCTGGCGCCGCCGCGGGACTGCTGGCCGCAGTCGACCCGCAGCCACGCCGTGACGGTCACGGCACCCCGCCGCGTCACGCGGCGGCCCTGGTTTCGGCGCGGCGGGTGCGCCGGTAGAGCAGGGAGCGCTCGTCCTCCGTGAGGCCGCCGCGTACGCCCCACCTCGACTCGGCGCGCTGACCGCCCTCGTCCCGCATCGCCTCGGCGAGGCAGGCGGCGCGGACACGGATCGGGCAGGCCGCGCACACTTCGCGGGCCTCCCGGATACCGGATGCGTCGGCGGGCGAGGGGTACATCGCGTCCGGGTCGATGTCCGGCCAGGCGCAGCGCTCCTCAGCGCGCCAGGCGGTCATGACGCACCGCCCGTCGCCGGCTGAGGCGCCTTCCGCTTCCGCTGGCGGTTGCACGCCTTGCAGTAGGTGGTGCCGTCCGGCGCGTACCGGCCGTGGACGTCCTGGTCGTGCCCGTGGGCGCACTCCTCGGCCCGCTTCTGGCCGCCCGTGAGGTACCGCAGCTGCTCCCTGGTGCGGAGTCGGGCGGCGGTGTCGTCCACGTGCTCGGGGGCGACGCAGTGGGGGATGCCGCACTCGGCGCGGGCGTATCCGACTGGGTCTCGGCCGGTGCGGATGCGGAACGCGATCCGGGCCGCGGTGAACTTTTCCTCCCGGTAGCTCAGGATCGGCGTGTGGCTGACGGGCTGTCGCTGGCCCAGCCATTCCAGGTGCCCGCCCCTGACGGGCCGTGTCAGCGTCCGCCACCTCTGCTCCAGCGTCAGCGGCTGCGGGGACACGTTCGGGATGCCCAGGTCGCGGCGGATGCGGGCCACGCGGTGCCGGTCGCAGCGCAGCCGCTGGCTGATGGCGGTGTTGGTCAGGCCCTGATGCAGCAGGACAGCGATCTCGGCCTCGGTCGCGTTCTGATTCACCGCCGCACCTCCTCATGGTCGGGCAGCACGAACAGCGCGTCCGGCCCTTCGGGCCCGGGCAGGCTCACCGCGGCCACAGGCTGGGCCGGGGCAGACAGCGGCGCCGTCTCACCCCGTTCGACCTCGGCCATGTCCGCTTCTTCGGCGAGCCACGCCAGCCCGGCCGGGGAAGACTTCCACTCATCGAGTCGCCTCCGGCCTTCCTCTGTGAGGACGAGGCCGTCGCAGCCGTACGCGAGGAGTCCGCACCAGCGGCCGGTCACAGCGTTGTTGGACACGCCGTGGACCCGGTAGCTCTCGAAGTCGTATGTCAGGGTTCCGGCCTCGGCCATCAGGAGGTAGCCCAGGTGGTACCAGGTGAGGCGCTCGGGAGGCTGCTGGTACTTCACGCGGCATCGCCTCCGATGCGCCAGATGCGGATGACCGCGCCGGGCCCCGAGCGCAGCACGTCGCTCGCGTCGTCTCCGACGTAGTGCTTAGCGAGGCGGCGGTACTCCACCACGCGGGCGTCGTCCTTCCACGCCCCGGCGTCGGTGAGCGCGTCCTCGGTCGACCGCAGCAGCTTCGAGAGGTCCGGCATCGAGGCGGGCCGCCACATCAAGGTCTTGGACCAGCGGACTCCGGCCGGCCACCAACTCGGCTTACTCGTCGGGCGGTGCCTGATGGTGAAGGTGACGGCGACGGAGAGGGGGCCGTCCAGGGGCTGCCATGTCTCGTCGCCGGTGTGCATGGCCTGGAGCGCGGCCGTTTTGACGTCCTGCCGCCAGGGCTTGACCTTCTTGGAGGACTCGACCATCACCCCGCGGCCGACGTGGCGTTTGCTGCCTTGGGGGCCGGGGGTGCCGTGGACGGTGATGGTGAGGGCGGGGGCCGCCCCCGCCGTGGTGGCGGGGGCGGCAATCTGCGGGGTGGTCACCGGATATCTCCCGCCGGGCGCAGCTCGGCGAGGGCCTGCCCGTACAGGGCGCAGAAGCCCGTGCAGTACCAGCGGGCGGGCTCACGGGAGCTGGTGATGTGTACCCGGGTCATCCGGGTGGGGGTGCGGCGGCCGGGGGTGACCACGATGCCGCACCGCTCGGCCGTGCACGTTCCGGGGCGGGTGACTTCCCGGCCCGGCGCGGAGGGCCCGGTCATGCCCCGGTTCCACTCCTGGCGCGTCTGCGGGGCGGTCACCGTGCACTGCCTGCGTACGGGCGGGGGCGCGGGAGGGGGCGGCCGGTGCCGCACGTGCACGTCTCCATGTCCCCGCCGCAGGGGCACCGCGGGGCGGTGGTCTCGGGCTGCTCAGACATGGGTCAGTCCTCCGTGGTGGTGGTGAGGTGGGTGACGGCGCCGCACAGGGCGCACGTGTACTCGCCGTCGCCGGACGGCTCGTGCGGGGCCTCGGAGGGGCCGCGGTCAGCGCAGGGCATCCACGCCACGTCAGCCGCCTCGAGGGCGGCGGCGTCCGCGTACGCACGCTCGCGAAGCGCCGCGATGACCTCGTCCTCGGTCAGCCAGCGGGCGACCCGCGGCCGGTCGAGGTGATGGAGGCGGCGGCGCAGCCGGGCCGCGCGGGCCCAGGCGCCGGCGGCGGCGAGCGACGCGCCCAGCCACAAGGCGGCCACGTACAGGGCGGTCGTCACGTCGTCACCTCGCCCGGCCCGCGGGTGACCGCGTCGTACACGTCGCGGGCCCAGCGGGCGTCACCCATCGCGGTGTGCGCCACACCCCAGCCCGGCGGCTCGACACCCACCGCGCGGGACACGCCGTGCGAGGAGTACGGCACAGCCGGCGCCGGTTTCCTGCCGGGGTCCTGGGCGCCATCGCGGGCGCCGTGCATGTACCCGGCCGCCAGCGTCGTCACGTCGACCGTCCGGTAGTGCCAGGGCGGCTGCATGCCGCTGGCGCGCAGGATCTTGGCGAGGAACGCAGCGTCGAAAGCGGGATTCGAGCCGATCAGGATCGCGTCCTCCAGCGCGAGGCGGATCTCACCGGCGAGTTCGTACGGCCCCAGCGCGCCAGGGGGCGAGCACGTCATGTCCGCAGCCGGGTAGGGGCCCTGGACGGCGTGCCGCTGGTAGTAGCCGCCGATGGTCAGGGCTTCGGGCTGGGCGAAGTGCAGCGGCACGCGGGCCTGCCACAGGTACTCGCGCTCGGTGCCGTCCGCTTCGCGGCGGATGACGGCGATCTCCCACGCGTCGTGCAGGCGCGGGTCCAGGCCGGTGGTCTCGGTGTCGGTGAAGGCGAGCGCGGTCACTGGGCACCGCCCGAGCCAGGCTGAGCAGCGGCCGGCCAGCCGGCCGCGGGCTCGTCCACGAACTCCGCGTCGATCGGACCCTCGTCGTCGGCGAGTTCCACGGGCTGCGGCGGCATCGGCGCGTCCGCGGCGGCCAGCTCGCCCGCGACTTCCGCCGCAGCACGCAGCTGTTCCCGACGGAACTCCGCGCTCGTGGGAACCCACTTCGTGAGCCTGCGCACGGCGGTCTTGAGCCACATCGCCTCCTCGTTCGTGTTCCACGGGGAGTACTCCGAATTGCGGCCATCCGACTTGGCCTTGGCCTCCATCACCTGCTGGCGGTTGAGGATGACCACCTTGGAGGTGGCGCCGTCCTTCATGACCGCGTACGCGTACACGCCGACCAGGTCACCGCGGTCCCCGCCGAACCAGTCGACATCGTGGACGGGCCGGTCGTCCTGGCCCAGGACGTACCGGAAGGAGTCACGCTCGCGGACGGATTCCACGATCACGCTGGAGACGGCCCCAGCCCGGTAGATCAGCTCGATGAACCCCTGGTAGCCGACGATGCCCTTGACGACCATCCGCCCCTTGACCTTGCGGGGGGTCAGGTAGAACTGCTCAGTGCCCGGCTCCAGCCCGAGGCGGGCGGCGGTGCGCAGCTCGCGGAGGAACGTGCCGATGTCGTTGGTGGCGGCCTGGACGAGCTTGACGTCGCCGCGGATCGCGCCGACCGCCAGGCGCACCCACTGGTCGGGATTGATGTGGGAGGGCATCAGGGCGGCGTACTCGTCGCGGTACTGCTCGACCATGGCGGCCGGGCCGGTGTCGCGGACGGCGACAGCGGCGGTCACGGTGTTCTCGGTCATCGGGCGTTCCTTCGGGTGCGGGCGGGCAGGAGCTGGTAGGTGCGTCCTCCGCGGACGGTGCGGGTGGCGATCCGGTCGCCTTCGTAGGTGGCGCGGCGGCCGGTGCCGATCGCGTCCAGCAGCAGGGACTTGCAGGCGGTGAGTTCGTCCTCGGCCGCCCACGCGCCGTCTTGCGCGGCGTGGAAGCGGCCCCGCAGCTGCTCGGGGATGGGCACGTCGACGTCGTCCATGCCGTCCGGGATGGCCTTGACGGCCTGGTAGGTGGCGGTGTGGCCGTCGATCGGCGGCGGCGTACCGGCGGCCAGGGACGCCATGAACGCGGCGCCGCGGGTGAGCATCAGCTCGGTGTCGGCCTGGTCCGGCTCGATGACGTACTCGCGGTACTCGCACCCGGCGATCAGCACCGCCACATGGGCCCGTCGGGCGCCGAGTGCTGCGCAGTACCAGCGGACCTGCGCCCGGTAGTGCACCGGGATGTCATCGGTACCGGGCTCGCCCCAGCCCTCGTCATCCCGGCTGGTCTTGGCTTCCACGATCTCGACCGCGCCGTCTGCGGCGACGGCGAGCCGGTCGGGGTTGGCGATGTGCCAGGGGCGGCCGGCGGCGGCGTAGGTGGGCGCCGGGTGCAGCACCACCTCGGGGTGCCGCCGGGCGAACTCGTCGCAGATGGTGGGCTCGTGGCGCTTCCCCCAGTACATGACCTCCGTCTCCTCCGGCGGCGGCACCGTGCCGCGCTTGCGGTGCCACAGCGAGAACGGGGACTCGTAGGGGGAGAGGCCGAGGACGGCGGCGATCTCGCTCCCGCCGATCCCCGCCGCTCGGGCCGCGTGCCACTCCGGCGACCCGGGCTCGAACCAGCCGACGACGGCGGCCGGGGCCGAAGCGGCCCCGGCCAGCACGGTGGTGGTCATCGACTCAGCTCCCCGCCGTGCTCAGCGATCAGGGACCGCAGCAGGTGAGACGGCACGGACCGGTAGTCGCCCGACCCCTCGGGGTCGGCGTACGGAGCCCACGACGCGGGCGGGATCACGTACGTGCCCAGCAGGACGTCGAACCAGTTGAACTGGCCATCGGCCGGGTGCTCACCGTCAGGGCAGGGCATGGACGTCACCGACATCCAGTACTTGCTGCGTCCGGGGCCGTCCCCGTCGGCGAGGTGGATCATGCGCGGGTAGATGCCAGTCCCGTCCAGGACCAGGCGATCGAGGAGTGTCATGCTCATGCGCTGCCTCCGGTACGTGCTGCGCGGCGGGCGCGCATGCGGGTGAGGATCTGGGGCTGGGTGGGCTTGGCCCAGCGGTGCCAGCGGGCCATGGGCGTCTTCTGGGCGTGGCCTCGGGCGGGCGGTGTAGTAGCGGCGCCCGTGGGCGTCGTGCAGCGTGAGGGCGCCCCGTCGGGCGAGCGTCTTGAGGTCGCCGCGCGCGGTGGCGCGGCCGGGGGCGGCTCCGGTGGTCCGGTAGAGCCGCATGACGCGGCCGGTGGTCCACTGCCCGCCGGCGCGGGCGACCTCGTGCCGCAGCAGGTCGAGGCGGGCGGTCACTGGCTACCGCCTTCGGTGGCGATCCCGGTGAGCCAGTCGTCGCCGGTGAGGTACTCAGGGCGGCACGCCGCCCACAGGGCGATGGCCGCGGCCAGGTCCCGGCGAGAGAACTCGTCCAGCCCCCGCTGGCTGATGTGGTGCCGCCACGAGGCGCGGCAGGCGGTGTAGGCGCGGTAGGAGACGTCGTAGCCCGCGCCGGGGTCGACGTCAGCGGCGGGCACACCGCGGGCCAGGCACACGGCGGCCCGCGCGTCAGCGAGCGCGGTGTCCCGGTCAGCGGCGGTGGCGGCGTCGTGGGCGGGCCACAGGAGGAGGATGTCGGCCATGCGCTGCGCGGCGCGCTGGGCGGGCGTCATCGGGGGTCTCCCGAGCGGTGCCGGGCGGGGTTGTCGCGCCGGTCGGCGCGGCGGTGGCGCCAGTCGCCGATCAGGTCACCCGCGGTCGGCACCGCGACGAAGACGAGCGCAACGGTGCCGCCGAACAGGGCGATGGAGGCGAGGACGGTCCAGAGGATGTCCCAGATGGATTGCGTCACGACGCACCGCCCGTCGTCTCGTCGCGCGCGGCCTGGTCCTCGGCAGCGCGCTGCCGGGCGAGCGTCGGGCAGGACGGGCACGACTCGCAGCACGGCCCGCAGTCCTCCGGGTCACAGCAGCCGTCCGCCCGGTGCAGGTGACAGCACACGGCCGCGCCCTCGCCCAGCTCGTACGGCACCGGCCCGGCCAGGTCGGCGCGGAGTGCGGCGGCCCGCTCCGGGTCCAGCTCCAGCACGTACGGCCCGCCGGACGGGCCGGACAGCAGCACCGTCACCGAGTCGTCGTCGCCCCACTCGATGTCCTGCGGCGACCAGCGCAGCTCCAGCGGCGGCACGTCTCCGGTGTCCTGCTCGGCGTCGTCGGCCATGCCGTACAGCGCCTGGGCTGCCTGCGCGGCAGCCCACTCGCGGTCCTCGGCCAGGTCACCGCCCCTGGAGCGGAGTTCCTCGGCTACCTCACCGACCGCAGTGCCAGCCTCGCGCAGCACCTCGGCGCGGCGGGGGCGGGCGGCCAGCTCGGCGCGCAGCCGGTCGATCTCGGCGAGCAGCTCCGGGACGTCCTCGTGCGTCTCGGTGCCCCGCGCCAGCGCTGCGAACACCCGCACGTACGGGTATACGGGGTGGCCCGGCAGCAACGCGCGGCCCCGCTCCTCGATCGCGGCAGCGACCTGCTCCCGCGTATCGCGCTCCAGCGCGGCGGCACCCTCCGGTGTCTGGTGCATTCCGGCCGCGTCGACCGCGAACGCGATGCCCATCGGCGTCCGATCCTGCGCCAGCGCCCGGTGGATCACGCCTGCCAGCGCGTTCAGCGCCCTCGCGGTACTCACGCCGTCACCCCGAGGTCAGCCGTGCGGCACACCGAGTCCCGATCCAGGTCCACCAGCTGGTGGTGCTGCTCAGCCGCACGGCCCTCACTCAGGTACGCGTCCGACACCGCCAGCGGGATGATCGCGGTCACCTCGATGCGCACATCCCGCCACACCGTGGTCAGCACGTGGCTGCGGTACCGCTCGCCGCCGTGCTCGTAGTCGCGTCCACGCGGCCGGATGCAGCCGCCGAGGGCATGGGCGTAGGCGCCCAGCGCCTCGAAGTTGGCGTACGCGCCCTGGAGCCAGCCGCGCAGGACGGGCCGCTCCTGGTCGATGCTCCAGCTCGCGGGGAACCGGCCGGCGAGATCAGGCTGAGAGGTGAGGAGTTGCACCAGCGCGGTGGCCGGGGCGGTCTGCGGGATAACCTTGGCGGTCATGGCCCGTCCTTTCGAGGTTGTGGGTGGGTCAGGGGTCGCTCGGGGATCAGCCGGGCGGCCCCGCTTGTACGTGGGGGGTCAGGCGCTGATTGGCTGCACCGCACCGAGCACCGAGTTGAGGCGGATGTCCTCGGCGGTGAATGTGATCCGGCCACCGTCGTTGTGGTGGTGCACCTCACGTCGGTACGCCTTGATCTTCAGAACGCGCGGGCTGCCGTACGGCATCAGCCGCTTCTCGACGACTTCCTCGGGGGTGTAGCGCCGCAGCTCGGACTCGCTGGTGGGGTCCGGGGCGGGGGGCTTGTGCGTGGCCGTGGTGGACACGTCTTCTCCTCGGGTGATGTCTGCGGGCGGCACCCCCAGCGCCTCCGCGATGCGGAGAAGCCTGTCGGCGGATGGTTCCTTGATCAGTCCCCGCTCCAGGCGAGACAGGTATCCGTGATCAAGTCCGGTGAGCTGCGAAAGGCCACGGATGCTCAGTCTCTGGACCTTCCGGTGGGCTCGAATGGCGGTGCCGTTTGGTGTCACGTTCAGAGACTAGGCATTCAGGGTGCACGATGGCAAGTGTCTGTGCTCAGTTTACGTACAGAGAATGCACATGGTGACGCGTGTAGTGCACTCGGGGCGCACTCTGCGTTCGTCGCGTGCAACCCGTGCGCTGCGAATGCGCTGCTCACTAGGCGAGATGTGGCCTGCCGTGGTGCATTCGGATGCGGCATGATGTGCCGCATGACCCGAGACTGGGCGCGACTGGGCGCACAACTGAAGGCGGCGAGTAGGCATCGCGGCCTTCAGCAGCAGGATGTTGCCCAAGCCGTAGGTGTGGGGCGTGGGGCGATTCGCAACATCGAGCAGGGCAGCGTCGCGAAGATGACGCTGACGATCAGGGAGTACGCACGCCTCGTCGGCTGGACTGATGACTCGCCCGAGGTTGTACTTGCAGGCGGCGAGCCGACCATGCGCGGCGAGCCGCCCTCAGGCGCCGACACCCAGATTCCGCCTGCGGGGGCGTTCTCGCCCGACGCGGATGACCTGTCACTCGCAGTGAGGCACGCGCTCGGTGAAGGGCCGCTGCTGGACTCGAAAGTGATCACCGTGCCGACCGCTGGCGGCGCCCTCACCGCCACCATCGTCGTACGCGGCCAGCCGGACGCGAGTGACGAGGACCTGCACCGTGCGCTGCGGGAATGGCGCGACCGAGAGCCAGACCTGCGACGTCTGGAAGATGACGACACGTCAACTCCCGGGCAGTAGTACAGGGTTCAGATTCTTTGCCCCCATACCTACACAACCCGTCACTCATATGGTCTGATGTGATTTCTCAGAGTGAGGGGACCACCGCTAGGTCTGGGGGATCTATGCGGACACTCCACCGGGCCCGCGTCCACCGCGTCCAGGGCATGCCGCACGGCGTGCGCATGTGGATCGAGCCCACCGGACCCAACCGGGCCGACGTGTACCTCTGCGCCGACACGTTCACCGAAGAGGAGGCCCACAGATTGGAAGTACAGCTCAACGACGAGACAGGGGGACATGGGGATGGACTCCCCAGCAGGTGACTTAGCTGAGACGCTGCGTCCCCCCCACCACCCCGGATCTCACCGGGGTGCCGCGCAGCTCTCCACGGATGAGAGCAGCACGCAGTGGCATACCCGGAGAAGCGCAGGGGCCGAGACGGCAAGGACTACTACCGGGCCCGCTACAAGCGGCCCGACGGCAAGACGGGGACCGTCTGCGGCGCAGACGGCAAGGCCATCAAGTTCCCCACCAAGCGCACCGCACTGAAGGCCGGCCAGGAGACTGAGCGGGAAGCGGACGCCGCCGTAGGCCGCGGGGGGTGGGTCGCACCCGAAGTCGGCCGCATCACCTTCCACGAGTTCGTCCTCGGCGAGCCCGATACCACCGACGAGGGCTGGTACGCCGAGCAGGAACTCGCTGACTCGACGCTTCAGACGTACGGGCACAGCCTCAAGCATCTGCTGCCGACCTTCGGCGACATGGCGCTCGCGGCGATCACCCGAAAGCACGTCGAGTCCTGGGAGCGTGCCAAGCGAGCGGAGGGGGCCACAAGCGTTGACGCATACCGCTCCCTGCTGCACCTCATACTCGGCGACGCCGTAGATCAAGGGCTGATCGGCTCCAATCCGGCGGCCCGCCGCCGCAATCGAGGTAAGCGCGCCGGGCGGACATCCGCCCGCGGGCCCGAGAAGGCGATCACGGGCCCGCTGGGCGCACTGCTGCTCGCCGAACGGGCATCGCTACTGACCGGCCGGGGCGATGAGTTCGTCGCCACGATCATGAAGTTCTACACCGGCATGCGCTGGGGTGAAGTCGTCGGCCTGGAGCCCGAGTACGTCCGCGAGCGGCTGATCCGCGTCGAGTGGCAGCTCTACGAACTCGACTCGGGCGCGCTGGTGCGCTGCCCGCCCAAGGACGACAGCTACCGGGGCATCGATACCCCCGAGTGGCTCGCCCGCCTCGTCGCCGGGGCCGCGGCCCCGGCGAAGTGTCCATGCCACGGCCGCGCCTACGTCTACCGCGGCCGTGGCCCGGCCGGAGGAGGAGCGCGCAGGGACGGCGCGACACTGGCCGACGTCGCCCGCGAGGCGGGCGTCTCCGCCGGCACCGTTTCCAACGTCCTGAACCGGCCCACCCGCGTCTCCGAGCTGACACGGGCGCGGGTGGAGAAGGCCGTCGCCCAGCTCGGGTTCGTGCGCCGGACGGGCATCTCTGGGGACGGGGTCCACTGGAAACGATCCGGGTACTCGACCTGGGTTTTTGAGCCTGCCGCGACGGGCTGGTACCCGCCGAAGGCGCCGTACGAGCGGCGGCCGGTGCCCGTGACCGCGACTCCGTGGCCGGGCGTACCCGTTCGCGGGCGCGGCTCGGCCGCGCGGGCGGAGGCGTGCTGGCTGCCGATCCGGCACGGTCTCACGCGGCACGGCCTGCGGCACGCCCACCGCACGCTGATGGAAGACCTGGGCACGCCCAAGGTGCTCATGGACGAGCGGATGGGTCACTCGGACAGCTCGGTGTCGGGCCGGTACGCGCACGTGACGGACTCCATGCGGATCAGGCTCGTGGATGCCCTGACAGAGCAGTGGGAGGTGTCGCTGGACGAGCGCCTGGCCCTGTGCCGGACCTCGGCGGTGCCGGTGCTGGAGCGGCTGCTGCGGGAGCGGGAAGCGGTGCATGACGGCTCTGTGGGAGTCGTCTCCCAGCTGGCTCCCAGAAGGCACCGCACATAG